ATGGCAAAGGTCCATTTTATTGGTGCCGGACAGATGACGGAGGCGATTATTCGCGCGTCATTAAGCAACGGTACGCTGCGGGCGGACGCGATCTCGCTGGAGGATATCGACAGCGCGCGAATCGAGGCTCTGCACTCCCGCTATCGGTTGTCGGGCGACGGTAGCTTAAGCGAGGCCTCTTTACTGGTGCTGGGGATCCGTCCGCAGGACGATCTGGCGTCGGTGGCGAGCCGCGTGCGCGCCCAGCTAAACGGCTCAACGACGGTGGTTTCTCTGATCGCGGGAGTGACCCTGGAAACGCTGGCCTCCCTGTTTGGTGAGGCAACGCCGATTGCCAGGACGATCCCCAATACTCTGACCGATACCGGATTTGGCTATAGCGGCGTGAGCTTAAACGCCCACGCCAGCGCGGCTGAGATTGAGCCGTTTCTGCGCGGTTTTGGCAAAGTGCTGTATTTGCCAGAGCGGTTGATCGATGTTTTTACCGGTTTTGGCGTCGCGGGGCCGAACTATATTTACTACTTTATTGAGTCGCTTACTGATGCCGGCGTACTGGCGGGGCTGTCGCGGCCTCAGGCGACGGAGGTGGTGCTGGAGAACCTGCTCGGCGCGGTCGAGATGCTGCGCCAAAGCCAGAAGCATCCGCGTCAGCTTCTGGATATCAATAATTCACCGGCGGGAGTCGGGATCCACGCTCTGTATGAGCTGAACAACAGTGATTTTGCCGCAGGCCTTCAGCGCAGCGTACTGGCGGCGGTCAGGCGTACCCGTGAACTGGGACAGCGCTAAAACCCTTCTTCCCGCGACAGGCCGTGCAGCACCCCGGCGCTTTTCCGGTGATGCACTTAGAGGTGCGGCTTAAGGCCGCATGAGAGCGGTAGCCCAGCCGGATCGCTAATATCGTCGTGTATTAATCCACGGGGAGCAGGTCAGTGTTGTAAAACGTAGAAGGAACGGATACTCACTGGTCATGATATGATAGATTTAATGGTATAGCTATGAAGGAATCATAGATGATGACCTTGAAATATTATTTAAGGCACTGCTTATGGGGATGGTGTGGTTATGGCTATCTGATCTATTTTATAGTGCGCGATATGAATAACGGGCACATTTTTCCTCCCTATGCTCCTTATATGCCATTTGTGGTTGCATATCTTGTTTTAAGCGCCTTCCTGTACCCATTCTCATATTATTCTTCGGAGAAACTAGCCCTTAAGATAATGACCAAACACTTTTGGGAACGTCACATTGGCGTGAACAGTGGTGTGTTTGGTATGTTCATTATTGTGTGGTTGTTTTGCATGCCGCTGTCTGTACCCTTATTCATCGTGTATTTATGTATACGTGAAAAAGTTAAAGTAAGTGCTTAAAAAATATGAAAGTTCTCGTAATGGATTCACGCTGCGTCTGATAAGGGCATGGAACTGCTGATAACTACGGGTTTGTTAGTTTCTGGAAGGCTTCCGCGTATTTGGCAATGTCATTTATTATTCCATTGTCCTTATCCTTGTCCATGTTGCGGCATTATTTGGGAAGATGGCTAACAGGCTATATACGTCCTGACATGTTGCGTGCCGAGTGTAAATGAGTGCACTATCGCTCGTGCGGTTGTAATTGTAAGGGCAGTTATTCCGGGATTGGGTCAGTCCAGACGTACTTCGTTCGTGTCTATATGCGCGAGGGCTGCCTCGATTACATCTGGCGTAAACACGGCTTCAGTTGCTGCTGTACTGAATATGGCTTGCAAGCCATGAGAAACAAGAATGCCTTTGTAGCCCATACGGCGTAACTGGCGGATGGAAAAATGTATTCGCGGTGGTCGCTGATAGTCGCATAGCATCCAAAATCGCTAACACTTGCGAGGGGAGGGGGGATGGTATGCTCGCGACGCATCTTCATTCGACCAGCAGGTATTGTCCATGTGCTTGTGTTAGGGTCTATTTCAGACCAACGGGCAGACGCGGACTCTGCTGGGCGATTTACGGTCAGCAATTGCCATTCATTCAGTAGCCGGGTCTGTAACTCGATGCTGGCAACAGAAAGAGTTTTCATCAGATCGGGAAGTGCTTCAGGCCTGATGGTAGGCATATTCTTTTTGACAGGTGCCTGGAATACTTTACGGATCTTAGCAGCGGGGTTAGAAAGTATCAGACCATCATTTACCGCGTAATCCATCACCTCGTTGATAAGCTGAATAACCCGCTTTAATGCTTCCAGTTTGCCACTGGCTTCAATCAAATCGACGGAAAACAGGCAACAAAAAACCCGCAAACTCAGAGAGAGTGCGGGTTTCTGTAGGGTTACCGGTCGTTAACAACACTTACCGGTGAATGATTTGGTCGGCACGAGAGGATTTGAACCTCCGACCCCCGACACCCCATGACACCGCTTTCAAAACGCTGAAAGGCCCGCTATTACTGGTGGTGCGGGGTATTCGTATGTATAAACAAACAGTGCTTTTTTTGCAAAATATGCGCTATACACATCAATGAGTTAGGGGGTAGTTTCTCCCCATTATATACAGATGTATTATCTCACTTCAGACTGGTTAGTTTCCCAAGATAGAACACAATCAAACCTGACAATCTGTTTCGACACGTGAACTTATGCTCAAAAGCGGGAAGACTGGCTGAGCTAAGAGCTCCCTATAATGATTTTGAATGTTCAGTCGACTTTTGAAGCACCTATCCACAGATCTACGATTCATAGAGATACTGCATGAAATATAAATTAATCTCGACTTTCTTCTTTAAATATGATAATAAATGTGGGTGGAGGTATGCAAAAAATGAAATGATGGATCTAGATTTAATATTTCTATAATATCCTAATTAAAGGCACTCGTAGCTTAGTATAAGGTATTTATGAACATTGAATATGTTATTTACACTGCGGTTGGGATAATCATTCTAATACTAGCCCTCCTTTCCTTTGGTCGCTTTCTTTGGCGAGTACCTTCTTTAATAGACTCATCAGTATTCAAGGATATAGGTAAGTTTTTATACAGAATTATATGCAAGTCTGGTTTTATGGTGATAGTAGTCATATTTATCACTTACTATATTTGTTCGAGAAGCCCATCTTTAATGAATAAAAATAATTCATCAGAGTCTATTGACTTAAATACCAAAAAAAGGCATGTAGATGAAAAAACAAGTTAAAACTAAACTATCAGGAATGGATGTTGTATTTTCTCAAACACTGGTTGTTCTTGCAGCTAACCCTGAAGTTGAGTTTTATGGAGATTTTAAATTAAGGCTTAAATTTGATACCGATAAAAAAGAGGATGAAAAAGGTGAGATTACACCTCATGTAAAAACCTCCATTAAAAATGGACTAAACATCAATATGTACAATTTTTTCCATGTTGATTCGGGAGTCAATGATGGCGTTAAAACTAGATTTTTTAAGCAAGGTATAAAAACATCTGAAGGTGAAGAAAAAACCTTCATCTATTATTTGTTTTTTGCTACACAATCACTATCTGAAAATAATGATGCTATTCTCTTGACTGTGAACATAACTGCCAAAGAAGAAGCTTCGGACTCGGATGGAGATTGAGTTATGTCTGATGAACAGTACGAACAGTCGGATTACTTGTTTACGACCACAAATGCTTCGCCTAGTAGTAAAAAATCAACAAAAGGTGATTATCAAGATGGTGATATTCCAGTTAGAGTCAGAAATAAGAGTGATGAAAGTATCCCCGATAAAATAGGGAAAGGTGATGATGCCAAAAACAGTGTGGTTTGGCATGTGATAACGTACTCTCTGACTATTTATTCCTGTATTGTAGCAGCATTATTAGTTATTGATGTATTTAGTAATGGTGGTCAATCGGCTTTGAGCATTGTTAAAGACTCTTGGGCTGTTTTTACTCCAATTATTACGTTATCCCTTGGGTATATGTTTGGTAAGAAAGAGGATGATAGCTTCAAGAAAGATTCGTCAACGGAGACTAAATCATAGAGCATTCAGGTGAAAAACCTACTCGCATCAAAATAAATAATTATTTTCCACTAAAGTTGTAACTGTTAAGATGCAGCTTTAGTGGATTTTTTACTATACTAACAGTTGAATTACGTATGTGGTTCCAGCAATAGCCGCTCTGACATAGAGTCGCCTATTAGATTCAGTTTGGTACTTTTCCCTAATAATGCTCAGTTAAGTCTGGGCTAATGCAATTTTATCCTGCTTTAATTTCCCCATGAGGTACGACAACCCAATCGATATGGTTTTGTGTGTAAATCTTGGTCGACTTTGCATCACTGTGTGCCATTCGTCCTTGCGGATCGATGCCTTGCAGATCGAAAAGATGCGCAGCTAGAGCTCGAATTTCGTGAAAGGTTGGTCTCTCGTCCATAGGCATTTTGTTGCATAGACCTAACTTGTCACGTACAGCAGAGAATGATCGGCTTAAGTAATCCGGCGCAACTTGGGTAGGGTGGGAAACCTCTTTACTGCGTTTCACCTGCCGTTCTGGAATTCTATGAACTATAAACGGACTGGCCACACTATCGCGGCTATCATCAATAATCCGCTTTAATTCTTCACCGATCGGGATTGCTACGTGTGATGCCTCTTTCTTTTGCACTTTTTGCCTGTGTATGTAGAGCGTCCCATAGATGCCATTTTCGGGTTGAGCTAACCATACGCAGCCGCAGATTCCGTCTTTAGGTTCACTGATTGAATACCGGATTCGTGACACTTCAAGGCGCGCGTGCGTCGTCTGCAATGCTAAATCCATCGCTGTGCGTAACCAGGGTTCGGCGGCCCGCCGAATGGCTTTAAAGTTATCGAGTGAAAGACGTTGGCGTTTCTTCTCTTCGGTTCTTCGCATTTTTTTGCGTGAAGCAGGGTTATCAAACATCAATGATTCATCGACCGCATACGAGAACAATTTTTTAAGGAAACTAACCTTTCGGTTTTGTACGTTCGCTGATGAATCTGAGTGGAAACGATTTATGTACGCGTTCACATGCTCCAGCTCAATATCGCAAGCAGGTATGATATTAAAAAACTCTTTTACCCTAAGAGCGTCGTTGTTCCAGTCGTCAAGGGTACTTGGCGACGGTCGCTCATTCTCTATTGCTCGCTGCATGATATGATCTACGTGCTCAGCAAATGGTTTAGCCTCGCCAGTAACACCGCCTGATTCTCGGATTAACAATTCAACAGATGGTGCATTTAATGGCCTCATTCTTAGGTTATATTCGCGAGCTATAGCGATCGCCATAGCCCGGTCTTTACCAAGATTTTTCTTCTTCCCCGTTATTAGTGTGAATTTATAAACGCCACGCTCCTTATCAAATAACAAGTATTCTGGAAGATGACGATATTCTCTTTTTCTCGGTCTGGCGGCCATGGTCAACCTTCATTTATTAGCTGAAGAACCGTATGATTTACCATTGAGTCTACTCCCCACTTTTCAGACTCGTAGACGAACACAGTGCCGTCTACAATTTTTCCAGTGAGAAGGCCATTTTCTACCCAACGTTTAATGGTTCTGTTATCTGGAATAGAGTCTTTGGTAAATTCGCGTTTTCCCCATTGACTCGCTTTCATTAGTTTTGCCATGGCTATTTCTCCATAAACCGGCTGCACCCGGTTATCGAACGTTAAAAGAACATGACGAACACCCACCTCGAAGTCCGTCATTACATCTTCTGCATAGCTGGTGGTCTCGATTATCCTTATCTGTTTCGTAAATCTTCATTTTGGCAATAATCAGCTTAGATCCTGGGAGAATCTGTTTGCGAAGGTTTGCAACTTCATCGGCTAATTCCAAAAGGCGGCAATGAAGGTCCTTTGCTTCCTCCTTATACCAAGCTAAATCATCCCGCATACGCCTCCATCGCCGGCGCTTTAATTTACTTGGCATCAGTCATCATCGTCATCATCGTCGTCATCGCAGGATGCGAGCAATGGATTCATTCGCCGCCCTACCTGGCAGGCGTACCCGCGGCGACCGAGGTTGTGTAGCACGCTGTAGATTTCGAATATTTCGGTTCGCTCATCACCAATATCAAGCTCACAGGCCAGCGTGTGGCATTCAGTAGCGAGCGCTGATATCTTCTCAAGCAGTTCAGCCTTATTCACCTTTCACCTCCTTCGGTGCGGCTGGCAAATCCATCCATTTGATAACTCCGGTAATGGTGCCATCTGAGGCCCGCCATTCCCCTGATTCACAGTCATAGCAGGCGGTCCGAATATCACCATAGCTGGTCATCACCAGATATTTCCCGTTAACTTCAGGAGGGAAATCGCTCAACACATTCCAGACAACCGGGCCGTTACCGCTATAAATCTCCAGCAGTTCTCTGGCCATCTGGTAGGCGATATGCCTGCGACCAAAGACCCTTGTCACTTCTTTAAGTCGATCAATGGCTATAGTCATTTTCCCTCCTGCTGGATATCCGGATATGCGCTTCCTTCCTGGCCTGGCTCATTGCTTCCAGTGCAGGCGTTTCTGTGGTCATTCGCTCGCGGGCATCTCTTGTTCCCGCAGTCTGGACACACCACGAAGCGCATATCGTTAATGGCCACAGGACGGCACGCGCGGCACCAACAATCAGGAATCCGCTCGCTTACCGGAATCCATTTACCCGGCACGGTAGCGGGTTCACTGCCGGGTGACTGCGGGGCGGCTGCGAGCATGGCTTCAAACATTCCCTGAACCTGTTCGCGCGTATTACAGTCGCCTTGGGATGCATTCCAATCGATTAGACTGCCAAGAGGGTCTGCTTCCTCCAGGCCTGCTATGAGCATTTTTTCTGTTGCCACCTTCGGCACCATCACGTAACCCTCCGGCACTACCGGCGCTGGCTGCGCAATCAGCGCTTTGAACTCCTCAATTCGCGTCTGAAAATCCGCTCTCTCTTCCGGTGATAGCGCAGCCATATCTGATTCGTATACGGCCCTGCGCGCCAGGGCGGCAAGCATGGTGCTGGTTTTAATGCCCTTGCCAAAGCGCAACCCTGGCTCAAGCAATACCGAACAGGGCAGCACTTCGGGATATTCCGGCGCGGGCTGGTTATCTTTTTTCATCTCAATCACCTACTCTTGCAAATTCGCCAAATAAAGACCGCCTACCACTTTCTGCAGCAATCGCAGCTTCATGTATTTCTTTGAAATACCCTAAGTGCCTGCACTTTCCATTAATTTGAACCTGAGCCCTCCAGCGCTGCTTTCTCGGGTCCCAGCTAACCCCTCTAACTCCGCTACTGTTGTGCTTCATGATTCCTCTGTTCATCTGGTTTTCAGATTGGGTGGCAATCCGAAGATTTTCGATTCTGTCATCTGAGGTAACGCCGTTTATATGGTCAATTTGCATGCCAGAAGGGATTGGTCCATGGTGCATTTCGTATATTATTCTTGAGCGTTTGAATGACTTTCCTTTAATGTGGACGCTCCAATATCCCCTTGACTTATCTTTACTACCTGCCAAAGTGCCAACTGGCGTATTACGAGATGCGTTAATCTTCCAGTAGATGTTTCCACTCTCGTAATAAAACATTTCATTGTAATTAAAGGCAGCCATCTACTCAGCCTCCACCTTGATGCCAGCGGCGCGCAATGCCGCCTGGTATTTATAATGGGCCTCCGTTCTGTCGCAGTCGCCCGGCAGATAGGGAATCTTCACGGTGACGGGGCGCTGCTCGTTATACTGACGGCGCATATCCCATCCCCAGCAAAAGAAACCGAAGTAGGTGATGCTATCTCCAGTAGTCCAATCTTCCGTTGATACCTCGTCTTTAACCTGCTCCCATGCCCATTTGCGGCAATAGTCAGCGTCGGCATTCTCTGAATACGTCACAGGGGTGACGGTGCGGGACTCCAGCTCGGCGATGATATTTGACTGACTCACGATGGCTTTTCTGCTGTCTTCAAGTTGCTCCAGCAAAACAGCATCACCCATAGCAACCAGGGCATCATCAGTTGCCGGTGCTTCTACCGGGAGATATGCGAACAGCAGGCGACGCTTAACCAGGTCTACCAATCGCTCGTCACTGCTTTCAGCAAGAACATCAATCAATCCTTCGGTGTATGCGGCATTAATGCATCCGGCCGCATTCTCTACGCTGTCTTTTAACGCAGCATTTTCGGAGGTCAGAGCGGCGATGCGCTCTTTCAGGTCGATAATTTCGTGAGTGCGTGGGTCAATTTCGGTCTTTTGATGCAGCTCAATGATTTTGTCCTCTAGATTCCCAGAATATTTGCCCAACTCGGCGTTTTTCTTCTCCAGCGACTCGATACGGTCCTGCTGCTGGTTGATATGGTCATCCTGTGCGGCATTGGCGCGCTGCGCCTTCTCCAGTTCACCGCGACGAATAGACAGGGACTCATCCTGATTCAGGATAATTTGCTCCTGGCGCGCAATGTGCTGCTGCGCCTTCTCCAGCGCCTCTACCAGCGCTTTAGCCTCAGCCTCTTTCAGCACCACAGTGTCAAAGTTTTCGAGCTGCTTTTTGATTTTGGTAATCAGCGCCAGTTCGGTGATATCAGTTGTCATGCTGCACGCCTCAGGAACCGATGCTGGTCCAAGGATGTCCATTGAGAAAACAGACACTTCTTTCCCTGCATTATTGGTTAACCAGTATTCAGAGTCCTCGGCAATATTGAGAGTCAGGACGCCATCATTTGCTGTGCGAACCTTCTGCCCGTGCTTCCACCACTCAGGGAATGACTTGCTCATTTGTCGGCCCCCTCGCGCAGCGAAAACTCCCATGCGTATTCGTCAGACGTTGTGAAGTAGTCGAGACGGTCCATGGTGATTACGCCGTAGCGCCCACTCTCACCGATGAAGAATTCGCCGATCACATCATCGTTGTGAATTTTATAAGGCTTGCCGATAGCGATTAACGCCACTCCATCCTGTGTGCGCTTTTTAGCTGCGGTGAATGTGATGGCCTTTTCCCGTTCTGCTACCCCATCAGCCTTAATCCCGGCTACGATGCGATCGGTGGCGGGCGTTTTAATGCGGCTTGCCGCCAACCCAATTGTCTCTTTCGTGTCGCTGCCAATCTCACTTGTCCCAAGCCTGCTGATAAACTTAACTATCTTTTCAGGGAACTGTTTCAGCGCCACATTCTCCGCAGCCAGCTGCTTAAACGCTTTCGCCAGCTTCAGGAACTTCTGCTCTCTGATCGACAGCTCGCCTGCGCTCTCCAGCGACTGAATGAGTTCGTTTACTGTTGAGATGTTCATGCTGTCCACCATTCAATAAACATGCAGATACCAACGGTTACTACGGCAATCAGCACCCAGCAGATCACATCCAAAATGGCGTCGAACCGACGGAGGGTGTATTTGCTGTAATTCTCAGGATCAATATTCATACCACCTCCCCAAGCACCCAGCGCAGAGCCTCGGCATACTCGCCGCTGGCATCTTCGAGGGCTTTTGCAATTTCCTTGCGTGATTTGATACGCGGCTTTGCTTCACCAAGAACCTGACGCTGTCGCCGGGCTTTTTCATGGCCCGTGGTGCCGGCGGTCGCTGTCTCGATCTGCTTGACCTTCTCCCGTTGCTCTTCGGGTTTAAGCGATGCCAGTTGGCGCGCTTGGGTAACGGTAATTGTGCCAGCCTCTACAGCTTCCCGGACGGCCTGGGTAGCCTCGAGGAGGGAGAGCGTTGCTCGAACGGTCTGAACGCTGCAGCCAAACAACACTGCAATGTCGTCCTCATCGAGCCCGCGGTCGAGTGCGTCTGACATTTTTTTAGCCCGGCCAAGCGGTGTATCAGGTCGGCGAATTTCGTTTTCGCTGACCATGTATTTAGCCATCTGATTTGCTGATCCGCGCTTAACGACGCCAGGAACAAGCAGTGGGGCTTTGCCCTCGTTCAAAAGAAGCTTATTTGCCTCAAGGGTATGCTTAACACGCTGGCGGCCTACAACTACGCAGGTGAGCCCTGATTCTGGGTCTTTCCAGACGATAATCGGCTCCAGTACCCCCAGCTCCTTGATGTTCAGTACCATCCCTTCGTCGATCGGCAGATGGACCCGCTCATCGTAGAGCGGGTGAGTTTTGTCGGTAATCAGATGCAGGTGTTCAGGTTCAAACGTTAAAACGTTCGTCTTGCCGCTGGCGCCGTACACCTCGATCGAGTTTTTAGCCATGGTTTTTCACCCCATTAAGGCCTGCCAACACTGCAGCCTGCGCAGTGTTTTGGTCCATAGCTTCGGTAAGGGCGATGAACGTAACATCCAGCCGGGAAGCGATATTGCGCATTAACTCTGCTTTTTCCGGTGGTAGATCGGGTGCCGCAGCGTAAGCTGCAGCGACCAGTTCTTTAACTTTCATATGTGCCATTAGCGCCGCTCCATCAACTGGTGGAAGCGGTTCATGAACATCCCGTAGGCCTGGCCTGGGCGAACCGGATTAATAACGAATTGATCCGTTGGAATAATGCCTTCGAGCATGGGCCAGACAGTGCCGTCGTCGATCTCAAAGTCACGACGTTCGCTGGCCAACATCACCAGGTCGGCATATTTAACGGTCGGGTGTTGCTCATCAGGCAGGCCGAATTTCTGACGTATTGCAGCATCAACCCGAATCTCCATTGCGCGATAGTCAGGTAAAAGGTGCTTAAGCGGAGCCGGAATATCCTGCAGGTAAGCCTCGGCAGCATCGTGAAGAAGTGCCTCAAGTGCGAACTCCTGCGGTACGAGCAGGCTGGATAAAACGCTGTGCTGTCCAACGCTGTAGAACTCTGGCAGGTGGCCGGCAAATCGGCAGATATGCGAGAGGGCGGTGGCAATATCCTCTATCTCGATCGCGTCTTGCTGGATATCGAGATAATTAAAGTGTTTGCCTGAAAGGGTTTGAATAAAGCTCATTATTTTCTCCATACGTTACGCCTGCACAGCGCTGTTATTTGGGTATAGAAATCCCTCGCCAGAAGGCGATAAATAAAAGGATTACGCTTCAATAAATCCCCGCAGCAGCGGAGATTTAAGGTTGAGCAATCAGGCTTAGGCTTTGAAAGTACCGATGAAGGTCTCGACAGGTTTTCCATCGAACTTACCAGTCAGCAGGTCGCGGAACTCATTGGCGATCGCTTCTTCCTGGGCTTCCAACTGGACGATACGCAGGACGAATACCGGGTCGCTACTTTTCAGCAGGCTATTGCGAAGGCTAAAACGGCGTTCACCGAGCCCTTCATAGGGAACGCATTTGAACTCGAATGCCGCCGGCATCACGTCTTTACTGCTGGCTTCGATACTTTCCATCAGTGTTTTCTTACCGCGGAAATCACCATCTTCATGATCGGCAGCGTTGGTTTTCTGGATGGTAACGCGGCGAACAGCTTGAGCAGCATTGGCAATACTCATAGAGCCGCCATCAGCATCGAATGCCAAAAGGTAATCACTCCAGTCTTCCAGCCATTCGGCGATTTGCTTCTGGTTAAGGTGATCGCCGTTGATCGACAGCAGCGCGCGGAATGGGGCTGTTTTCTTCAGCTTGATCGAGGCGACGTTATCAGCGTGGCCAGGATTATCCAGAGTACCGATGTTGAAGATAGAGCACGCCAGCATGTTGTCGGCATCGATGAAGCAACGGGCTTTTTCGTCTTCCTGGGCATAACCAACGGAATAGCGAACGAAATCGTCAATGCTGGTTGTGTCCATGGCACCGCGGAAGCGGTAACGCTCCAGTGCGAAACGCTCAAGGCTAGCGACGGCAGTACCTTCCGGCAGAATGGTTGTCGGGCAGGCCAGACTGTGAATGTCGTTCAGGTGGTAGCCAGAAAGCACCAGGTCTTTAATTTGTTTAATTGCGCTGCTGTCTAATTGCTGGGACATAAAATTTCCTTAAAGATGAATACAGTTAATCTAAAAGCACGTTAATCGCGGCCTACTGAGCCGCTCGCAGCTTTGCATCCGGATCCCCGCTCAGAGTAAACAGGTTGCCCTGGTCTTCCTGCAGGATGGTCAGCTTGCCGCCGCGGTTAACAAACATCGGCGTTTCTGTCGTGTCTTCTTCAGAAACTTTCCCGCGCGGGGTGGGGGTGATGTACTGCAGTTTGTGTTTGATCATGACTCGCTTTTCTTCGATCGAATTGCCCATGCGATCGATGTCGAAAGTCAGTACTACTTTGCCTTTGCTGCCATTGTTCAAAACGCCCAGTGCGGCGGTATTGAGCGCCCCGGCGATCTTGTTGATGAACACGCCAGCATCCAGTTCGCCCAGGAAATCTGGAACATTGGTCATGCGATCATTGCTCATAGCACTACCTCTTTGTTAGGGCGGCTGCCACCGCCGACGGTTTCTCCATACACAACACAGAAGAGCATCTGCGGTTGACGGCCGCCCGGGTGGATTGGGTTATGAGCCCGTCGCCCGGTGATGCTCTTGTGTCTTGTGTAAAAAGGGCGGTACCAGAAACAAAGGGAAACTGGCACCGCCAAACTACACACAGCTATCAGTTGTTACGGTGACGTTCATATCCTGAATTAACCCAAGCTCTGCGGGCATAAAAGAGGGCGGAGATTGCTGCGAAACCCTCTTTTCGTAGTTCGCAATATCTTTCAAGACAGTAATTTTTCACTATTTATGCCTCGCTTATCTTTTTACAGCACCGTTATTAAAGTGGTGGCGGTGGTGCCTCCACCTGCCGGTGTTAGCCAATCTCGGCGACGTACACTGCCCGGAAACGTACTCAAAGAACGGGTTGGCTCGTCACGTGCGCATAGCCGCAATTACCACAACGAAGAGAGCACTGCCGGTGTCCGAATCGAACGGACCTTTTCCCTGCCCATCACCAGATATAGAACTATCCTGGCGTCTGGAATCGAACCAGACTCTGTGCCTTGCTCGTCAATGCCCTCATCGTTGTGTCCCGGACTCTTCCCGGGCGTCACACCTTTTCGCCGCGCTGGTGGGGCGCACGTCGTGCCTGAAACACTTAGCTTGCACATTCTTCCGGAATTCCTGAGAGCGCATGGATAAAGGTAACTCTCAGGCGGCTAAAGCTGCATGTGCCATACAGCGGTTGCGAATATTGCCGTTCACAACTGGAAGCGCACTCCTTCAGTTACAAACCGATCCCCACGACCGATGGAAGATGGAATGCGCTTTCAAGTTGTGTACGATTCATCTACCCCGGTCCGGCGGCGCCACCTCGCCGGGGCAGATGCAAAGGACCGTTACGCGATCACTCGGCTTGTTGGTTTGGCCGGAAGTATCAAGTCCCGACATCGCGGATTCTGCTTCTCCGCCCCGATTTCACCCCCGCTATGGTTTAGCGCGCAAACCGAGAAAATCGCCTTCAACGCTGTCGGCTTTCGCCATGTTTAGTAGAGAGCCTCGCAGAACTCGGCAAAGCTCAGTGCTTCTTCACCTTCTGCCAGACTGTCAAAATATTCTTCGTATTCTTTATCCATCCTGAATGCCTCTTCGGTTGAATGCTTAGCGAGTCACCATGGTTTCGTATGTCTCTAGTGGCTGCACTTCGGCGTACTGTAAGTCCGCGGCTGATGAATAAAATCTAAAATAATTTAGTTTTTTGGTCAAGGTGAAAATGCTAAATATTTTTAGTTTTCACCATTGGTAAGGGAAGGAAGGAAGATTAGCGTCGCATCTGGCGGCGGTGTTCGACAACAACACCGATGATGGAAATTTTTTCTACAGCAGAATTTAAAGCAGCAAAATCAGGGTTTAAGGGGACCAATTCGAATACCTCTTCGCCGTCCTCGTTGACACCTCTTGCACGGTATTTTTTAAAAGTGGCGTATTCACTACCGTTTTTGGCTACAACATAGTCCCCAGGGCCTGGACACAAGTCAGGATCCACAATGATAGTGTCTCCTTCTTTGAACTCCGGCTCCATCGATTTTCCACGTACCTTAAGTGCGAAGGTACCAAACGAATGAGCGCCGTTAGTTAAAATGTAATCCACGGCGCCCTCTAAATTACGAGCATCACTTTCAGATGTCCAAGTGCCGGCTTGTACCCAGCTTATGATAGGGATCTGCATAGCGCCCAAGTTACCTGGCGTTACGTTTGAGAGCTCCTCTTTTCCGGTTAGGAGAAAGTCCTCAGAAACCCCAAAATACCGCGCTAATTTAGTCAGCGAGACACCTCCAGGTATGTTTTGATCTTTCTCCCAGTACCCAATGGTGACATCTGTCACTCCAACAACTCTACCCAGTTGCTTCTGGGTAAGTTTACGGTCCTTTCTCAATGATTTTAAACGACTTCCAAATGTGCTCACTGTGGTTCGCCATGTTATGAAAACTAAATTATCTTAGCTTTAATTGACCTAAATTTGCTTTGGAAGTAATATCTAAATAAATTTAGGAGGGTGTATGACAACAACAGAGTTAGAAACGTTCTTCGGAACTCCCAATAAGGCAGCTGATTTCTTCGGCGTTTCTCCTGAGGCTTTTTATCAATGGAGAAAACGCCCGGGTAGTCTGATCCCTAAAGGTCGTGCTGCTGAAGCTGCATATCGTACCAATGGAAAGCTCATTTTTCGTCCTGAGCTTTATGAGAAGACTAATCCACATAAAGCATGAATGACACCACAGAGATAAGGGGTAAGCCGTGGGTATAGAACCTGAGTGGAAAGTCGATAAGCAACCGGCATGGCTAGTGGCTGCGATCAAAAAGACGATCACCGATTTAGATGGTGGTTATGAAGAGGCCGCTGAATGGCTGGGCGTTACAGAAAATGCGTTATTTAACCGCCTTCGCTCGGATGGTGATCAGATCTTCCCAATCGGCTGGGCAATGGTCCTGCAGCGTGCTGGTGGATCAAACCACATTGCCAATGCGATAGCACGCCATTCGAACGGGGTATTCGTGCCACTGGCCGATATCGAGGAAGTTGACAACGCCGATATTAACCAGCGCCTGATGGAGTCGATCGAGTGGATAGGAAAACACTCGCAGTATCTACGCAAAGCCACTGCGGACGGTGTTATTGACCAGGCCGAACGCGAACAGATTGAGGAGAACAGTTACCAGGTCATGGCGAAATGGCAGGAGCATTTAACGTTACTTTTCCGTGTCTTTTGTCAGCCAGAAAAGAGTGACGCCCGCGAGTGTGCAGCTCCGGGCGTCGTGGCAGATAAATCAACGTGTATGGAGAAATAATCCGCATGAGCAATTTAATCGTAAATCTCAGGTTACCGCAACTACGTATGCGTCCGGTGACGGGTGCTGCGCTGTTTCGGTATGAACGCATGGTATGCGGTAAATGGGTTTCATGTAACCACAGCCGGGCAACGGCGATTGTGGGGGTCTTTAACCGGAGGGTAAAAGCGTTATGCGCGAAGTTAACCGAAAGTTCAGAGACCACTATGGCAAGCCCGTCAGAGTCATACGGTGGGAACGTGAGACGAATCGTGTCATTTACCTCAGGGAAGGCTATCCGCACGAGTGTTTTAGCCCACTCGATCAGTTTCAACGAAAATTCAGGGAAGTAGAGGGCAGCCATGAGCAGTAAATTACACGGTCTGGTATGGGAAGCCTGTGCTTTCAAAGGCCTGATCATATCTGAAATAGCGGTCATGGCCCGCCTGGCTGACTTCAGCAACGATGAAGGAATATCGTGGCCTGCTGTGACAACTATTCAGCGACAGATCGGGGCAAAGAGCGAGAATACTGTTCGAAGCGCCATTAAAAAACTTCAGGCGAAAGGGTGGCTGAAGAAGCAGGAGCGTCGCGTAGGCGGCAAGAATAATTCGAACGTCTACAAACTCAACGTCGATATGCTGGAACGTGCAGCAGCTGAAGCAAAACTCTTCTACGCAACCCCGCGTGAGCAATCAAAATTTGATGCCTCAGAAATTGAGGGTTCAAAATTTGAGGGGGCAATTTCTGATGCCTCAAATAATGGGTCTGCATCCCCTCAAATATTGCGGGGGGACCCCTCAATGGTTGAAGGCGATCCGTCATTAGATCCGTCATTAGATCCGTCATCTAAAAAACCTTCTTGTCGGGCTCCTGCGGAACCCGACGATAAGCCGGATCCTGAAGTGGTGATCACTGACCATGCGATCGAAGTTCTGACGCATCTGAACCAAGTCAGTGGCTCCCGGTTTCAGAAGTCAAAAACTTCCCTCGAAAACATTCGGGCACGTCTACGTGAGGGGCATACGGTTCCAGATCTGAAACTCGTTATCGACGTTAAGCATGAGCACTGGCATGGCAACGACGAGCAATACCAGTACATGCGCCCCGAGACGCTTTTTGGTCCTAAAAAATTCGAAGGCTATCTGCAGAGCGCTATCCGCTGGGATGCCAAAGGGCGACCGCCACGGGAATGCTGGGACAGAAGTAAGCCGCGGGATATCAACCAAATTGGTGCAGTGCAAACAACCATACCGAAGGGGTTTCGTGGATGAACATTACTCAAATGGCCTTTGAATTCATTGTTAAAAACCCAGATCAGAAAATGCGCGATATCATTGCCGCCTTTCCTGACTGCAAACCTGTTTCTGTGAAAAGTGCCGTATATCGCTTGTACACAGAAGGGCGCCTGGAAACCAAAGCAACCTCGTGCGGCTTTATTTATCGAGTCATCGATGATGCATCCTGCTGCGATGATCTACAGGACGACTTTAAGTCCAGAGGAAACCTGGAACAGGAAAAAGCCGCTAAAAAACTAGAAGAGCGCAGCCTGTATCGCCGGGCCGCTACTGTGTGGCACCAGCTCAGTACCTCAAGCTGCAGCCAGAAAACTCTTGAGTATTACATTCGTCAGAAAAATGCCTGCCTCCGGAAAGCACGCATGGGGAAATCACACACTGAGTGTCCGTTAGCCGGGAATTACTGCGGAGGTGATCTGTGCATCGACTGAACACGACCAGCGAAGGGGAAATGCTGGTGGATGAGGCCGAACTCCCAATCACCAGAAGCCATTACTGTGATGCTCTGGATGCATTACGTGCTGCACCTGCCCACTATCTCAAGGAGGTCGGCGACCAGTGGAGAACGCCCGATCTGTTGTTCTGGGGGGTTAACGCTATGTATGGCCCGCTGGTGCTGGACCTCTTTGCAGACGAAACCAACGCAAAATGCCCTGCGTGGTACTCAGCAGAAGACAATGCCCTGACGCAGGACTGGGCGGGGCGACTGATAGAACTCGGCGGCGCGGCATTTGGAAATCCGCCGTATAGCCGTTCTCAATATCACGAAAAGCAGGCGATCACAGGCATGACCCACATCATGAGTTATGCATCCGCTCAGCGTGAAAAGGGTGGTCGTTATGTCTTTCTGGTGAAGTCAGCGACGAGTGAGACATGGTGGCCAGAAGATGCGGATCATGTCTGTTTTATTCGCGGTCGCATCGGTTTCGATCTGCCTACCTGGTTTAAGCCGGCGGACGATAAGCAGAAGCCGACCAGTGCCTTCTTTGCCGGGGCGATTGTTGTGTTTGATAAGTCATGGCGAGGGGAGCGCTTTAGCTATATCGATCGTGTGGCTCTTGAAGCGAAGGGGCGTGCGAGTATGGCCCTGGCCCAGTACGCCGTGGGTAAACAGGCAACAGCTTCAGTAACGGATCAGCCTCAGACAGATCAAGCTGAAACTGAAATCCCGCTTCTTCAGGATGAAATCCTCGCGAAAAGCGGCATACGATCCTGGGCTTGCGTGGTTGCGGCTTTTGGAGATAAAGCCGAGTACACCTTTGCAGAGTCAAAGTTTGGCCATACCTGGGCGGCTGATTCAGTGGATAAACCGGAGTTTACGCCGGTTAACTCAGAAGTGATCGCCACAGCTCAATCCCTGATCATCAAACAAACTGCGAAACAAGCGCTGGTGGGCTGGCTTAACGGTGTTGATCTCGGATCCACAATTGCACGTGAAGAAACCATAGAACGCATGAATTCGGTGTATGCAGAGTTTATCGACACATGCCCGGTCACTGAATTCATCGATATTGTTAGCAACCTGGATAAAGCAAGCTGGTTCAACAGCAGACTGATCCGCAGCCATGTTCGGGAAGCTCTCTCAGTTGCCAAACAGACCTTACCCGAAAGCCGGATATGGCCACTGGAAGTAGGCCTGGTTTTTGAGCGAGTCGAAGGCGTGAATCATCTTAACGAGTCTCAGCAAAACAAGCTGAAGGCACACATCAATCAGCTGTGGCTTGAGCGTACGCCCAGTACCGAAATCATAACTATTGCCAGCGGGCTGGTCAGCAGTATGCAGGGGGTTAGCCATGCGTGAAATTATCGTTGATAACTTTGCCGGAGGCGGCGGCGCTTCTACCGGGATTGAGATGGCTCTTGGGCGTAGTGTCGATATTGCCATTAACCATGATGAAAACGCTGTGGCCATGCACCGTACCAATCATCCGGATACCTTGCACTACTGCGAAAGCGTGTTCGATGTTTCTCCTGGCGCAGCAACCAGCGGCAAACCTGTTGGCCTGACCTGGTTCTCCCCAGACTGTCGCCACTTTTCCAAAGCGAAAGGAGCTAAACCAGTTGAAAAAGCGATTCGTGGGCTTGCGTGGATCGTTCTTCGCTGGGCGCTGGATGTTGGTCCGCGGGTAATGATGCTGGAGAACGTCGAAGAGTTTAAAACGTGGGGTCCACTACTGGCGGCGGAAATGCGTCCGGATCCGGACCGCGTTGGTGAAACGTTCGAGGCGTTCGTAGGCATGCTGACATCCGGAGTTCCTGCAGATCACCCTGCGTTGTTGGAATGCTGCGAATTTTTGGAGTTATCGCCGGATAGCGAACAGGCGATGCGTTTGATTACCGGGCTGGGCTATGACGTCGATTATCGCGAATTGCGCGCCTGCGACTACGGCGCGCCAACTATCCGAAAACGTTTCTTCATGGTTATGCGACGGGACGGGCAGCCGATAGTCTGGCCGGCAGCTACTCACGGGGATCCGAAATCGCCTGCGGTGATTTCTGGCAAACTGGCACCATGGCGCACAGCTGCAGAATGCATCGACTGGTCAATTCCAGCGCCAAGCATATTCGACCGCAAAAAGTCTCTGGCAGAGAATACGCTGAAGCGGATCGCGCGCGGCATCCAACGCTTTGTTATCGAAAGCGCGTCGCCGTTTATCGTGAAGTGTAATCACACTACCACTAAAGGCAAATACGATTGCTTCCGGGGGCAGGCTCTCACTGAACCGCTGCAGACGATTACGAAAACCCACGGATACGCAATCGCGGTACCTCATCTGACGAAGTTCCGCACCGGCGCAACCGGTCAACCAGTCACCGAACCGTTACCAACGGTGACGGCTGGCACGTCCAGGCGCCCGGGCGGGAATGGTCATGCACTGGGGATTGTTGAGGCGGGCCTTGTCCCGTTCCTCGCTGGCAACGGTGGCAGCGAATACCAGGCTAAACCGCGCCCGCTTGATAAACCTGCTCACACCATCCTGAAAGAGTCCCGTGCCTGCGTTGTCGCTCCGGTTATTGCCCGGCAGTTTGGCTCCAGCATCGGCCACCGGGCGGACGTACCGTGCGCTACGATTACCGCTGGAGGGGGAGGTAAATATCAGTTGGTGTCAGCATTTCTGGCGAAACACTACGGCGGGAACTACCAGGGCGCCGGTATTGACCTGGGCGAACCCGCTCATTCAGTTACCACGGTCGATCATCACGCGCTGGTTACTGCTCAGATTGTTGGTGTTGGCGGTCGAGCTGGGCAGAGCAGGCCGCGAGACGTTAGCGAGCCACTACAGACCATGACGACAAAGGCTGATGCTGCAATGGTCACGTCCCACCTGATAAAACTCCGCGGTACCTGTCGTGATGGCCAGACAACTGACGAGCCGATGCCGACTATCACTGCCGGCGGCCAGCACGTAGGGGAGGTTAAAACGACTCTGGCGGTCGCGGACTATGACGAAGAGCGCGCGCAGCAGGTGCTGGCGTTCCTGCAGCAATACTGCGGGGAGGATAGCACCGGGCTGGTGGATATCGGCGGAATTACTTACCGCATCGTTGATATCGGGATGCGAATGCTGCAACCGCATGAGCTTTACCGGGCGCAGGGCTTTCCGGAGTGGTACATCATCGATCGGGATTACCGAGGGGTGAAGTATGCGAAGGATAAGCAGGTTGCACGCTGCGGCAATGCCGTTCCGCCCCCGTTCGCTGATGCGCTGGTGAGGGCAAACCTTCCGGAATTGTGCGTAAACAGAGAGGAGTTTGCGGCATGATAAAGTTAACTATCAGGCAGCAGGAAGTTCTTAACCTGCTCATTGAGTACCAGCGCGCCCATGGATTTCCGCCAACCACCTATGAACTGACCGGCATGTTGGGGTGCCGGTCCCCCAATGCTGCGGCAAGTCATCTCAAAGCGCTGGAGAAGAAGGGTGCGATCAAAATCACCCGCGGGGTTTCCCGCGGTATAAGCATCGTTAATTTTCCCCCTCAGAGGGAATTTGTCATAAATCTTAATACCCTCGTTAAAGTCAAACTTAGTGATGTCGCCCTTGTGTTTTTAGAGCGTCAGCATGAAGAAAACCGTATTCGCCACCCCTCCATTTTTGGTGAGTTTGAACCACCGTCAAAGGATGAAAATGGGTTTACGAAAATGACGCTATGGAGCCTCATGTCCGAACTGGGGCAGATATGTTATTGCGGTGGGGAAGTCCCTTTCGAACTAAAAATTCCCCTGGAGGATGAATGAAATTTATTCTTCCTTTTCCGCCCAGCGTGAACTCCTACTGGCGTTCCCCAAATAAGGGGACTGCAAAAGGTAAATTGCTGGTCAGCGAAGCCGGCCGCAAATTCAAACATGCTGTAAGAGCAGCGATTATCGAACAGCTGAAAGCAGTCCCAAAACCCTCCGCTTCACCAGCGGAGGTAGTCATTGTCCTGTATCCGCCTGATTACCGCCGCCGCGATCTGGACAACTACAATAAGGCGCTTTTCGACGCACTTACATACGCCGGTATCTGGGAGGATGACAGCCAGGTTAAGAGAATGACGATCGAGTGGGGTGAGAATGCAAAGGGAGGGAGAGTTGAGATCACCATAACGGCATTCAATAAAGTGCTGGATGTTTGTTCAGTGGTAGGTTGAAGACTATGCAATCAGGCATTAATCTCAAGGTGTGTAAACGAACCGGGCGTGCAGGCCCGATCGTCACGTTAAAGTGTATGGAGATAAATATGGCTAACCACGTTATGGGCTATGGTGCGCCCAAAAACCACTCTCATTTGGCGATAGAAGGTATTTTCGTTCGCCGGGATTCAGCAGGTCGATTTTGTTTAAATGACTTTCAGCGCGCAGCTGGTGGAGAAGAACGTCATAATCCTAACCGCTGGCTTCGGTCCGAGATGGCAGCTCAGTTGATTGCTGAGCTAACGCCAGATATGGCGTTTGCCCCTGTCGATGTTGTGAGAGGAGGGATCAACCCTGGGACATACGCCTGCAAGGAATTGGTGTATGCCTATGCAATGTGGATTAGCGCCGCCTTCAATCTGAAAGTCATCAGAACGTTTGATGCGGTGCAAAATACTATGACAGCGCTGACCTCCGATCGTATTCAGGCTGGTGTCATTTTGCTGGAGTCAGCATCCCGAACATTAAACCTCTCAAATTCTTCCAAACTTGGTGCTTACCAGAAATTGCAACAGGCGGCCGGGCTTCCAGATTTAATGCCAGCTTATGCGATTGATGCTCCAGCCGGCGCCATGGATGGATCCAGTCGGCCAACACTCTCGCTTAGTGCTCTGCTTAAAACCCATGGGATACGGCTAACTGCAAACCAGGCATATCACTTAATGGCGCGTGCCGGGATCGTGGATCAGAAGGAACGGCAAAGCCGGAGCGGATTAAACGGAGTAAAAAAATTCTGGTCTGTAACAGCCAAAGGCTGCCTTTACGGGAAAAATATCACCAGCCCTGCGAATCCCCGGGAGACTCAGCCACATTTTTTTGAATCAAAATTTCCCGAGCTTCTGAGACTGCTCGGCATTGTCACGCAGTAGGGGATGATCTTGCGCGGATTATTAACACCAGAGATTGTGCCCCGCCTCGGCGTAGTACTCTTTAAACCGGGAAAGGAGCTGATGAGCCTCTTTGCTCAGGGGCGCGTTCTAATAACTCCACAGCCCGAGTACATGGCCGGTTTTCCGACGGGGAAAGTGCCAGACGCTCGCCAGCCGTTATCCGTAGATCGCAGCCTTGTTCCTTTCTTTACCGATCCACGTGTCATCACAGCTGCGGGAGGTATTGAGGGGCTGGAGCGATGGCTTAGCCTGGCTGTCAGACAATGCCAGAATCATGATGAGGGATATCACCACATCGAAACAGTCATCTTAAGGCAAGATCCAGGCTCCGTTTTATTATGCTGGCATTGCGACAATAAGCTTCGAGATGAGCCGGATCCGGCGATCAAGGAAATAGCAAGCCGTAATGTTATCGACTGGGTCATCGATATGGTCCTGCTTTCGCTTGGATGCACCCGGGAAAGGACATTATCCCTGGCAGAGTTGTGCTGGTGGGCTGTTCAGTCTGGGATTTCTGATGCGATAACGGAGGCTATGGCTGAAAAGGCCTTGCGGATAGCTCCAGAGCCGCACCGTTCGGTATATAGGGACAGCGACATCATCCCGGCAATACCCGCGGCCGACATACTTAAAAGACGTCTGGATAAGAGGGAAAGCCATGCCATAACAGGGGATCTGGTGACGGGTGATCAGGATGCAGGGAGACCTATTCTCCGGTTGGGCGTGGATCCGGACTGCCCTGAAGCATTTATGTTGCGACCGAAGCGCCGGCGCTGGATTTGCCCTCAATACACCCAGTGGGTAAAAACACAGGAATGTGCCTGCTGTAGGCAACCAGCTGACGATCCACACCATATAATAGGGCATGGTATGGGAGGAACAGCAACCAAAGCCCATGACCTGTTCGTGATACCGCTGTGCAGAGCGCATCACGATGAACTACATGCCAACCTCATCGCATTTGAAGAGAAGTATGGTTCGCAGCTGGAGCTGCTAATCCGTTTTCTTGATCGTGCGCTTGGCATTGGCGTCATTTTTAAAGAATAAGTGTATGGAGTGCTGAGCATGAATATCGAATCAATTCCAAAATTCTTTGCCCCGAAAGGAATGCATATTTCAGATAGCGGGAGAGCAACTGCCAGCGAACAACTCACCGTAACTGACGTTATGGCTGCGCTGGGGATGACGCAGGCCGAAGCGGGGATTGGATTATCCATGTTCCTGGGTAAGGCTGGCATCAGCGAGAATGACCGCATGGCATCAATTCACTGGTTGGCCGAATATGCAAAGAAGAATGCTCCCCGCTCAGTCAGGAAAGCCGCCGGCAAGAAATTTCCTCTTTGCATGCTGATCATCGCCAGGTTCGCATATTACGACTACTCCTCATCAGCTGCTGATACTACGGACTGTACGAAATGCGCAGGTAAGGGGTTCGTGAAGAAAGTTAAAATGGTCGAGAAAAGCCACTACACAATGAGATTACCGCAATGGGCAAAAGACCTCAGGCAGTCGCCTTCGGATTTTGAGGTTAAGCGGCAGGTGCAGGATGTCGATCACGTGCTTTGTGTGAAATGCCATGGCACCGGGAAAATCAGTAAGCGCTGCCAGTGCAGCGGGACGGGGAAGACACTTGACCGCAAAGAATCAGAACTTCAGGGAGTGCCTGTCTACAAGACATGTAAGCGTTGTGAAGGCCGCGGGTTTAGCAGGCCAAAATCCTCCAACGCATACCGCGGCATCCTTTCAGAGCTACCTGGCTTGCCGGAGCGTACCTGGCGTTATAGCTGGAAACCTTTTTATGAAAGCCTGGTGACCAAATGTTTTGTGGAGGAGAGTTTTACTGATGCTCAACTCCGGCGCGTTACAAAAACGACTGATTTGATAAATTTCGCATGAAATAGCGACACGATACTTGCAAAGTTGCCGTTTTTGTGTAAATTTAATCTTAACGATGGGCATTGTATGTTCAACGTTATCAAACCCGCCTCCGAGCGGGTTTTTTTATGGCTGCGAATCACATTTCTCGCTGTGGCGGTAATTTGTAGCTTGCTGAATTATTCGACCAGAGTTATCTGTGTGTCACGCCAAATGAAAGGGTAAAAGACATGCTAAATCAGCAAGATATAACAGAAACAGCCAAAGCGGTTTTGAGCGCCTTAAGCGAGAAGCCTGCAACGGCTGGGGAGATTGCACAGAATACGCACCTGACGCGCGAACGTTGCCAGTTAATACTGACGCAGCTTGTGATGGCGGGGTTATCTGATTACCAGTTTGGGTGTTACAAGCGCCTCCAGTAATGGAGGTTTCCTGCTGTGAAAATGGGCGGCTGGTGGGTGTTGTAGCACCCAGCCAGCCATTCGCTCATGTAGAAGGTCACAAGCGAACCATGGCCCACTGCTTTAGCGCAAAAGCATAGTGAGCCTACCAGAGTTACGCTTACTGATCTATGAAAAACACTGTAAAAATATCCAGTATTAAGTTGGTGAATGCTGACTGCCTGCAATATCTTCCATCTCTACCTGATAACTCTATCGACCTAATCGTTACGGACCCGCCTTACTTTAAGGTAAAGCCGAACGGCTGGGATAATCAGTGGAAAGGGGACGAGGATTACTTACGTTGGCTGGATAGATGTTTGTCCGAGTTCTGGCGGGTATTAAAACCCTCCGGCAGTATGTACCTGTTCTGCGGGCACCGTTTAGCCTCCGATATTGAAATACTGGTTAGAGAGCGTTTTAACCTGCTCAACCATATCATCTGGGCCAAACCATCAGGCCGCTGGAATGGATGCAATAAAGAAAGTCTGCGTTCATATTTCCCGGCTACTGAGCGGATCATTTTTGCTGATCATTATCAGGGCCCATACAGGCCGAAAAATGATGGTTTCGCTGTCAAATGCAGCGAGCTTAAGCAGCATGTCATGACTCCATTAATTTCATATTTCCGTGATGCCAGAGAGTCTCTGGGGGTAACCTCTGCTCAAATTGCTGCTGCAACGGGAAAGAAAAATATGGTTTCCCACTGGTTTGGTCTTAGCCAGTGGCAGTTGCCGAGCGAAACCGACTATTTGAAGCTCCAGGCATTGTTCCAGCAAATTGCCGGTGACAAGCATGCACGCAATGAGCTGGAGAGGCCTCACCACCAGCTGGTGGCAACTTGGCAATCACTTAACCGGAAATACGCAGAACTCCAGCAGGAGTATCAGCGTCTACGTAGACCTTTCAGCGTTTCTGTCACGGTGCCATATACCGATGTCTGGACTCATAAGCCGGTTCAGTTCTACCCGGGGAAGCACCCATGTGAAAAGCCCGCCGATATGCTGCAGCAGATCATCAAAGCAAGCAGCAGACCTGGTGAGGTAGTCGCGGATTTCTTCTTTGGATCTGGCTCAACGCTTAAGCAGGCCGCTTTGCTCGGTCGGAATGGTATCGGTGTTGAGCTTGAGAAGGAGCGATTTGATCAGACGGTAAGTGAAATGCGTAATTTGCTGGTTTAGCTCAGCAGGTAGAGCGCCTGCCTTGTAAGCAGGATGTCGGCGGTTCGATTCCGTCAATCAGCACCAGAACGGCAGCGGGGCCAGCGTCTGAAGCGAATCCCGATCACGATGCGAAACCTACACGTCCCAGCTGAGCGCAAAGTGACTCCAAAGCAGGGCCACAATTTGAATCTGCGACAGCTGCGGCTGGTCGCTCCGTATCAGTAAGCGGAACCAACAGGCTCGCGTTCGCGGGCCTTTTCTATTCAGGAGTCCCTATGAAATTTAAAGAACTCAGCCCTGCATCAGCGGATGCGGCTAGAAATTCTCTGACGACAGCCATCATTCAACTTGCTCCAGGAAGTAAGGAGAAATTTGAAATGCTTGCTGAAGGGATTGCTGCGGCATTTATTAAACTGGAGCACTTTGATAGTGCTCCGGATGAGTGTGATGATGGCAGGGCGAAAAATGGGCAATCTCGCTAGTTAAAGAGCATCCAGATACCATGCTTGTCCATCAGATTTAGTCACAAGAACTCTGTTATTTTTGACTGTGTTTGCAATTGTGCGGACTTCATCGCGAACACCTGTTACCTCAAGTTCTTTCTGGGCAACATATTCTGCAGGTGGAAGTTGGTAACGCTCCCCGTTATCACCAGTTATTTCTCTTAGATAGCCTTTTGCTTGCATTTTTTGATGTAGAAGTTCGTAGTCGCTTGCTTGTGCGTCAATTAATTCAACTCTGACGGTATACTCAGCCATTGTATTTCCCTTTGGTATGTTTTGGTTTTGGCGAATCAACAATATCAGACTGGTGAAAAAGCCGCCATATAGTGGCAATTGAAGGCCCGAATCCGCGGGCCTTTTTCATATCCGCGCCACGCCCGGCGCATAAAACCTGCAGAGCTTTTCGGGGTGAGCCTTTGGAATGGTCGTGTGACTGTTCTGCAGGGCGGCCACTCCGGGCGAAGGCTCACCTCAAAAGGAAAGTCACATGAAAAAAGTCATCATGGCCGCAATCGCGGTCGCTTCGCTGTGCTTGAGTAACGCAGCTTCGGCTGCTGAAGTCGTCATCACCACGGGTCAACAGGGTTTGACCTACAACGCGGTGTACGGCGTGAACCTCGCCAGTGCAATGAGTGAATATGGTTACAGTTCGACGGTGATCCCCAGCAAAGGCTCGCTGGACAACCTCGACAAGGTTGCCAGCGGTGCCGCTCAGATTGGGTTTACCCAGGCCGATGCCTTTCAATACTGGCGCGGCCGTCACGTCAACGAAGCCCAGAAGGTGGACATCATCGGCGAACTGGCTGATGAATGCGTTTTTGTCGCGGTGAAGAAGGGCAGCAAAGTCAGCGATGAGGGTGATTTAAAAGCAGGTGTGAAAATTGCCGTCGGTGAGCCCACCAGCGGATCGTATGCCTCCTGGCAATACCTGCAGGGACTGGAAAAGGACTACGCCAAAGTCGAGACCTATGCCAAAGGCGGCGTGCGCTCCCTGGCTAAGGTCACAACCGGCGAATATGACGCCTTCCTCTGGGTATCCGCGCCGGACAGGTCGAATAAGTTCCTAGAAGCCGTTAACCAGGAAGGCAGCGGCCTGACCATGATCGACATGAACGGCTGGCACGTTGACGACAAGTTGCCGAACGGAAAACCGGTGTACGAACTGAAAAAAGCGGTGACCGAATCCGGGTGGCTTAGCGATTCGAAGGTGAAGGTGCCGTGTACCAAAACACTGGTGGTCGCCAATACTGATGCCGGTGATGACATGCTGGAAACGGCCTCGACCGTCCTGCTGAAAAACCTGAGCCGGGTGCTCGGGACCAACGGTAAGTAACCATGATGCGCAGGCTGTTTTTCTGGGTGCTGTTTACCGTTCTGCTGCTGGTGGCCTGGCGCCTGGCCGGCATGCTCATGGATATGGTGCTGCTGGTGGTTATCGTCGCTGCGCTGGTGGTGTGCCGGCGATGGCCGTTTAAAAGAAAAGCATGACATTGTGCAAAAGGCATCCGTGAGGGTGCCTTTGACAGAGTGTTCTTTAGCCTGCTTTATAGCGGGCCTTTTTATTCCCCTCGCTTATGAGAGGACTCACAGCAATAAGAGGGGGCTCAATGTCCGATCCTTTAACTGGTACCGGCCTGATTTTTGGAGGCGGGTTAATTGGTTCCATCGTGTATGGCGTTATCACTCATACCGATTTTGGTGTGGTATTTGGTGCCTTCGGTGGCGCGGTGTTTTATGTGGCAACCACCGCAAATCTGACGCGAGGGAGGCAGATAGCCTACTTCATGACATCGTTTATTGTCGGTGTCCTGGCCGCTGGACTATTAGGCTCAAAATTTACTACCTGGACAGGCTATACAGACCGGCCGCTAGATGCACTCGGTGCGGTGGTGGCATCGGCTATCACCATCAAAGTACTGACTTTCATCAATAGCCAGGACCTGAGCAGCCTGTTCGGATTACTTTCCCGATTAAGGGGAGGAGGTTCGAGTGGTGATAAATGACCCGTCTGCGCCGGCCAATGCTGTGATTTGCGCCGTTATCGTTATTGCCCTGATGTTCTACCAGCGAGGTAGCGCACGGCACCGCCCGGGCATATCAGTTCTGGCTTATCTCATGGTGCTGGTGTACGCCAGCATCCCGTTCCGATTCTTGTTTGGCCTGTATGAGTCGTCCCACTGGCTGGTGGTACTGGCAAACATACTTATCTGCGCCGCCGTGCTGTGGGCACGGGGTAACGTGGCGCGCCTGGTCGATACACTGAGGCACTAATGAATCAATCACAATTCCAGAAGGCGGCTGGCATCAGCGCCGGGTTAGCTGCGCGCTGGTATCCGCATATTACAGCTGCGATGAAAGAGTTCGGCATCACTGCTCCACTCGATCAGGCAATGTTCATTGCTCAATGCGGCCATGAGAGCCTTGGGTTTAACAGAGTAGTGGAGAATTTCAACTACAGCATCGCCGGGCTTGCTGATTTTGTTCGTTACGGCAGGTTAACGCAGGATCAGGCCAATTCCCTCGGGCGCAGCCAGTCGGAAACAGTGTTACCTCTGGAGCGCCAGCGGGCTATCGCCAATATTGTCTATAGCAAGCGGTTGGGTAACAACAGGGCAACTGATGGCTGGGTTTATCGAGGGCGCGGACTTATTCAAATAACCGGACTTTCTAATTACCGGGACTGCAGCGCCGGGCTGAAGGCTGATCTGGTGGCACAGCCAGAATTACTGGAGCAGTCCTCGTATGCGGCCCGTAGTGCAGCGTGGTTCTATGTCTCAAAAGGTTGCTTGAAATATCCGGGTGATCTTGTCCGGGTGACGCAGATTATCAACGGCGGGCAAAACGGGATTAATAACCGGCGCGCTCGCTTCCTGAAAGCAAAATCGGTACTGGTGGGGTAATTATGGGAATCGAAGCTATCGCGGGGCTGGTGGTTGTCATCCTGGCTGCTATCGCTGGCGCGTTCGGTATTGGTCATGCCCGTGGGACCAGTAAGGCAGAAGCCAAAGCCGATCAGCAGCGTACTGAAGAGAAAGCCGTCGCCACTGTCGCAGCGGCAGAACGTAAGGCAGAAGTCACGAAAGAGGCCAGTGATGTACAGCAGACTGTTAGCCATATGCCTGATGACTATGTTGATCGGGAGCTGCGCGAAAAGTTTACCCGCCCCGGTAGTCGTTGATACCGCGTGCAGCTGGGTAAGGATTATCTACCTTACTGACCACGATATCGATGTGCTGGATAAGCAGACCAAGCGCGACATTCTGGCGCACAACAAATCGGTGCAGGCTAACTGCGGCAAGGTAAACGGAAATGAACATACATAATGTTAACGCTGCTTCAATCTTATGCGAACAGCTTAAGGAACTTGAAGGGCAATACTCACTCGTCGCACGCGGGGAAGGGTTAGGTATCACGATTCAGAGTCGTTATCAGGATGATGATTTTGTTAATGCAGTACGCAGGAGTGTTACCGGTGAACTTAGCCGACGCATTGGTGCGGTAAAGCATCAGCTTACTGAACTAGGCATAACGTCATTCACCAAAGAGCAGTAGGCATTACAGCAGGCATTCATTGAGTGCCTGTGATAATGTTATTTCTCGTTCAGAAAAGGAGCAGAGAAATGTCGCAGGAACAAGTCTGGGAACAAACAGTCCACGCGGTACTCGGTGCCGCAATTGAACTTGGATATGATGTAGACAAGATTGCAGAAAAAGCCAAGCAAATCATGTTAGGTAATGAAGTGTATCGCTTTGTAGGTCATTCAGAAAATGAAGTGACTAGAACAATTGACGCGATCGAAAGTACTATCGATGAAGTAAAAAAAATACATGAGAGCAAACCAAAGTAAGAATGTATTTTTCAGCGAAGAAATTTAATTAAGCCACCAACCGGTGGCTTTTTTCATGCGCATCGCACGCGCTTCTCAAAAGAGAGTCTTTCAGTAGTGAGCCTGGGTCATGCCGTTAGGTAGCGTTTACCTCTCGGGCGGCATGGCTGTGCGACAGGCTCACGTCTAAAAGGAAACGCTCATGAAATTCCAGGTCGCAAAGGTCTATCGCTATGGTCGGTTTATGGGTTACGGAATTGCAGTAGACGGTAAACTTCTTGATGGGCAGGTATCAACGACAGTTGATACCGATGCGAAAGGCATTCCCTTAATAACTGCAATTTTTAATATGAATAACGAGCATGCCGAAAACCAAATCACCATCCGCTTAGACGACGAAGGAGATTCACAAAAGGTTGATTTGATAAAAAAGGCTGTAGCTGAAGCCGCCGCTCGCAACTACCGAACGGCGGTCAACTCTGTTTCCAGGGGGTGAATGATGCGGGTCATTATTGACGGCATTGAATATTTGCCCGCGGCAAATGGAAACTTAAGGATCGGAATTGCAATAACCACGCATCAGCGGCCAGAAGTATTGAAGAGAGCCATTGATCAGCACATGAAGCATCTACCTGCTGGTGCGCTGGTGGTCGTAGTAGATGATGGCTCAAGCCCCGCCGCTGTTGTCCCTTCTGGTGTGCAACTGCTGAGGCATGATAAATCCCTCGGTATTGTGGCCTCGAAGAACGCCAGTCTGTCTGTGCTTATGGAAGCCGGTTGTGAGCATCTTTTCCTGTGGGACGATGACGCCTGGCCAATAGCCGACGACTGGCACCAACCTTACATCGAGTCACAGGAGCCACATCTGGCTTATCAGTTTCTCGATCTTGCTGGCCGCAATAAGCTGAATGATCTGGCGGTACTCTACAGGGATGAAAGGCATGTTGCTTATACCGGGCAGCGTGGTGTCATGCTGTATTACCATCGTAGTGCGATAGAGAAAGTAGGCGGTTTCGATTCTGTCTACGGTCGCGGTATGTACGAACACAGCGACCTTGCCCTGCGTATCCATAACGCCGGGTTGACGACGTGGGCTTATGCCGATGTAACTGGCTCCGAAAAACTGATTCATTCTCTCGATGAGCATGAGGCGGTAGAGCGGTCAGTACCAAAGCCTGACCGTGTGGCGCTGGTAGAACGAAATGTGAAAATCCACAACGAGCGGCGTGATACCGGCTTTACCGGTTATGTTGAGTACCGGCGGCAGAGTGACGTTGTAATCACAACGTTGCTTACCAGCCAGCCTGACCCGCAGCGCGGATCGAAAATGACGGCATCGCCTGACATGCTGAACAAGTGGGCTTCCTCGCTTCGACAGTGTGTCGGTATCGCGCTGGTGGATGAACTGCAAACGGGCCCGGCTGGCATAGAGTTGTACCGCGTCCCCGACGTCAAGATGAACGTCTACTTCCGGCGCTGGCTGCACATCTGGCAGCACCTTCGTGAGCATCCTGAATATCGGTTCGTCTGGTGTACGGATGGTACCGATGTCGAAATGCTCCGCGCGCCGTGGGAAGAAATGCTTCCCGGTAAGGTCTATGTTGGTTCAGAGCCTAAGACCTATGCCGACATCTGGGCAAAGCAGAATCATCCAGAGCGTATCTATCAGGAGTTCATCGACGCGCACCGCAACGATGTAATGCTTAATGCTGGCCTTCTGGGTGGTTCCCGCGCTGATGTAATGTCGTTCGCTCACGGCATTATCCGTCTTTATTACCGGATCGAGAGTTATCGCTTCTGGAAGAAAGAGCAGGCTGGCGCAGCGGTTGGTGACATGATCGCATTTGGCCTTGTGGCGCAGTCATTCGCTGACAGGATTATCACCGGCCCCTTGGTTCACTCCGTGTTCAAAACCGATGGACTCGGTAAGGAGGTTGCCTGGTGGAAACACAAATAAAGTTTGTGGTGGTTGGGCATCATTCAAGAGAGCAACAGGCGAGAGCGCTGGCGTACCAAATCGGGCCATCTGCCCACGTGATGATCGACCCAGAAGATCATGGGGCAGCATGGAATCACCGGCGTGCTATTGAGTGGGCTGCCGAGCAAGATTGTCGGGTGGTGATCATTGAGGATGACGCAATACCAGCGACGGGTTTTGAGGCTCAGGTTGTTGAATGGCTAGGCCGCTTCCCTGACACCTTATGTTCTTTCTATCTCGGTACAGGCCGCCCTCCGCATTATCAGCTGGAGATAGCCACTAAGCTAATTGCCGCTGATCGCATCCGGGCCGATCACATTTCCCTGCTACGTCTTGTACATGCTGTGTGTTATAGCGTCCCGGTGAATCTTATCCAGAAGGTGCTGACGCGGTGGGATTCAAATAAACCTGCTGATTATGCTGTTGGTGACGCTTGCGGCGGCCCGGTGATATACCCGTGTTATTCGCTGGTGGATCATGCTGATTGCAAACCTGTCGAGAAGCACCCTGATGGTCAGCATCGCAATGAACGGCGACGGGCATGGAGGTTTTATGGCTAAGCTGACGACTTTAAAGCCCCGGTTAAAAGTAATCGATACGCGCCGTATCAAGCCGGTTTATGGGGAGCATCGCCGCATTAGCGGTGGTGCCCGGGTAAGTCTTAAACGGCGCATCTGGGTTCGTGACAGTGGACAATGCTGCATGTGCTCTCGTGTTGTTGACCTTCACGAGAGTGAACTCGATCACCGGATCGCCCTTCAGTTTGGTGGTGACAACTCAGAGCAAAATCTATGGACGCTTTGTACTGAATGTCATGCCGGTAAGTCTGCTCGCGAAGCCGCTGGTGGTCAGCCAGATGAAGAGGCATTGAAGCACTCAATACCAGATGAGGGCGAAGCGGCATCTGCCCAGGTCTATTAGGCAAATAGGAATCAATATCAATATCGTTAGAAATAGTTTCATGTGAAATCATATCATCATAAATGATATCTATTTTCATTTGCAGGTGGGGGGGGGGAGGGTTTGGAGTAAACGTCGGCGGGCCTGGACACCGCGCCCCCTCTCACGCACAGAAAAAATTCCCTTTTGGAGAGTGTAAACATGTTAACAGCGCAAAAGCGAAAATTCGCGGTCGCGCTGATGTCCGGCATGTCTCAAAAAGATGCGGCAATAAAGGCGGGGTATTCGGAGAAATCCGCACGGTCCAAAGGGTCGCAGCTTGCAAAGGACCCGGAAGTCATCGCGTTTATTAGTCGTAAAAAAAAGGAAGTCATCGAGACTGACGACGTTCCCACCTACGGTAAAAAGGTTTACACCCCAGCAGTAAACACACCGCAAAAAAAAGAAGGAGCGGCGGTACCGGCCGAGGGCCTCGCAGTTGTCGGCCAGTTTGATGATCCTCTTCAGTTTCTGATGGCAGTGATGAACGACTCAACTGAAGACATCGACACCCGAAAGGATGCGGCCAAAGCCATGCTGCCTTACGTTCACCCCAAAAAAGGGGAGACGGGCAAAAAAGAAGCGCGCAACGCTGCGGCAAAAGTAGCTGCAGGCGTGAGCAAGTTCGGGTCCATGGCACCGCCAAAGCTGGTGGTAAACAATAAAAAGGGGTAATCCATGGCGCAGTGGTCCACGGCCTGCACCGACTGGGAAAAACGCCTCATCGACGGCGAGTCCATTATTCCGCCGCCAATATTTGCTGACCAGGCTGAACAGGCGCTGAGTATATTCCGAGAACTTCGTGTGTCAGACCTGCCTGGAAAGCCCACTTTCGGTGAGTGTTCAGAGGCGTGGGTATTCGACTTTGTAAAAGTTATCTTCGGCGGGTACGACGCCGAGACCGGAAATCAGCTGATCCGTGAATACGGCCTGCTGATATCGAAGAAGAACACCAAGTCGACGATTGCCGCTGGCATAATGCTGACTGCGCTCATTCTATGCTGGCGTGAGGATGAGGAGCATCTTATTCTTGCACCGACGAAAGAGGTGGCCGACAACAGCTTCAAACCTGCCGCCGGCATGATACGCGCGGATGAAGAACTGACGGATATGTTCCAGATTCAGGATCATATCCGCACTATCACCCACCGGGTGACACGAAATACGCTGAAAGTGGTGGCCGCTGATACCGACACGGTCTCCGGGAAGAAATCAGGCCGGATCCTCGTCGACGAACTCTGGCTTTTCGGCAAGCGTGCCAACGCAGAGGCGATGTTTATGGAGGCTCTTGGCGGCCAGGTATCGCGTAATGAGGGCTGGGTTATTTACCTTACCACGCAGAGCGATGAACCGCCGGCGGGCGTGTTTAAGGAGCGTCTCGATTACTGGCGCGATGTGCGCGACGGCAAAATCAGCGATCCTAAAACGCTGGGCATCCTCTACGAATTCCCTGACAGTATGATCCAGAGCAAGGCCTATCTGCAGCCTGAGAACTTCTATATCACCAACCCGAACATCGGGCTTTCCGTCAGTCCGGAGTGGATTGCCGATAACCTGCGAAAGAACCAGGCGAAAACTGACGGCACGCTGCAGCAGTTTCTGGCAAAGCATCTCAACATCGAAATTGGCCTTAACCTGCGCAGCGACCGCTGGGCTGGCGGCGATTTCTGGGAACAGCAGGCGCAGCGTGTCAGTTTTGAAGATTTATTGCGACGTTCAGAGGTGATCACCGTCGGTATAGACGGCGGCGGCCTTGATGACCTGCTGGGTGCCTCTGCGGTTGGGCGTGATGCCAAAACAAGAGAGTGGCTCTGCTGGTGTCATGCGTGGGCACATGAGATAGCGATCCGCCGGCGTAAAAGTGAAGAGTCCCGATTTAATGACTTCGTCAAAGCCGGCGATCTGACCATTGTGAAGCGCGTCGGACAGGATACGGAAGAGGTGGCTGAATACGTCAGCCGTATCTACGCTGCCGAGTTGCTGGACAAGATTGGTATTGACCCGTCTGGTGTCGGACAAATACTCGATGCGCTGATTGAGGTAGGTATTCCCGCCGATGCGGTAGTTGGGGTCAGCCAGGGCTGGCGCCTTGGTGGAGCAATTAAAACCACAGAGAGAAAACTTGCTGAAGGCATATTGATACATGGTGGTCAACCGATGATGGCTTGGTGTGTTGGAAACGCCAGAGTTGAGCCGAAAGGCAACGCCATTCTGATCACCAAACAGGCCAGTGGTAAGGGCAAGATTGATCCACTGATGGCATTGTTTAACGCCGTTTCTCTCATGGCCCTTAACCCTGAACCTGCTAAAAAAGATTACCAGGTATTTTTCGTATAACAAACACGTCAGTTAATGACCCGCTCAGGCGGGTTTTTTCATTTCTGGAGGACAGTAAATGACGCTTAAGCGTGCCTGTACCCTCATGACGGTGAAGTCGGTAAACGAGGATGATCGGATTATTACCGGCATCGCCTCCACACCGTCACCAGATCGTGACGGTGACATCATGGAGCCCGAGGGGGCGAAATTCCGTAGTGACACGCCGTTCCTATGGCAGCACGACCGATCGCAACCTATCGGCACATGCACACCAAAAATGGTGAAGGAAGGATTGCAGATCACCGCAAAGCTGGTGAAACCAACTTCTGATATGCCGTCGCAGTTGGTTGCTCGTCTTGATGAAGCCTGGGCATCAATAAAGGCGGGTTTGGTCCGGGGGCTGTCTATTGGCTTTCGACCGATCGAGTACTCCTTCCTGGATGAAGGCGGTATCCGCTTTTTGTCCTGGGACCTGCTTGAAGTATCGGCGGTGACTATTCCTGCAAACGCAGAATGTTCCATCCAGACCGTTAAGTCTTTCGATCGCCAGCTTCTTGCCGCGTCTGGCATTGAGAAGCCGGTAGTGAAAACCTCTAAAACCGCTGGCGCTACAGCAACCAATACCAAAAAAGGAATCAATTCGATGAATATTTCAGAACAAATTAAGAGCTTCGAAGCGAAGCGTTCAGCGCTGGCAGCCTCACTCAGCGACATCATGAGTAAAGCAGCTGATGAAGGACGTACGCTTGACGCAGAAGAAACCGAAAGCTACGACAACACGTCTACCGAAATTAAGGCAGTTGATGAGCATCTGAAACGTCTTCGCGACATGGAAAGCAATATGGCATCGACCGCTAAACCGGTATCAAAAGCCGCTAATGGCGAAATCACTACGGTTAAGACTGGTGCGCCCGGCATTATCCGTGTCGAGCAAAAACTGGAAAAAGGCATCGCCTTTGCCCGCTTCGCGAAAGCGCTGGCCGCGGCTAACGGCAGCCGCTCCGAAGCGCTGGAGATTGCCCGTAAACAGTATCCTGATGATGCGAAGCTTCACCATGTACTGAAGGCCGCTGTAGGTGCTGGTACAACGACTGATCCTCAGTGGGCTGGCGCGCTGGTGGAGTATCAGGAATATGCAAATGATTTTGTTGAATTCCTCCGCCCGCAAACCATTATCGGCCGTTTCGGTCAGGGTGGTATTCCTGCCCTGCGCCAGGTCCCGTTCAATATCCGTATTCCAGCACAGACTTCCGGCGGTTCGGCAAACTGGGTTGGACAGGGCAAGGCCAAGCCACTGACCAAATTCGACTTTGAGTCGATCACGTTCAGCTTTGCTAAGGTCGCCGCTATCGCGGTGCTGACCGATGAGCTGATCCGTTTCTCCAATCCGGCAGCCGATGCACTGGTGCGTAACGCCCTGGCAGAAGCTGTCATCGCCCGTCTGGATACGGACTTTATCAACCCGGCTAAAGCTGAAGTTGCTAACGTCTCTCCGGCCTCGGTTACCAACGGTATCGTGGCTGTACCATCCACCGGCGACCCGGATGCTGATGCGGAAGCAGCCTTCGCTCAGTTTGTCGCGAATAACCTGCAGCCGACTGGCGGCGTATGGATCATGTCCAGCACCAACGCGCTGGCGCTGTCCATGAAGAAAAATGCCCTGGGACAGAAAATGTACCCGGAAATGACCCTGCTTGGCGGCACCTTTCAGGGCCTTCCGGCTATTGTTTCCCAGTACGCTGGCACCAACCTGACGCTGCTTAACGCCCCGGATATTTATCTGGCTGATGATGGTGGCGTGGCGGTGGATATGTCGCGTGAAGCCTCTCTGGAAATGGAAAGCGATCCGACCGGCGACAGCGTCACTCCGACCGGAACTGAACTGGTTTCCATGTTCCAGACCAACAGCGTGGCCATTCGTGCTGAGCGCTGGATCAACTGGAAGCGCCGCCGTACAGCAGCGGTAGCGGTTATCTCTGGTGTGAACTACAGCTCAAGCCAGGGTAGCTAAACAGCGGAAGGAGGGCGGGGGAAACCCCGCCGCATTGCATGGCAAAAATCAGATATCTGCAACGTACCCATGACTCGGCGCCGGGCGATGTGAAAGCCGTGGACGATCGTTGCGCAAAGGTGCTGGTGCTGCTTGGCAAGGCCGAATATTTCACCGGTGCCCGTACCGATGGCAAAAAGAATAAGCGAAAAGCGGAGAACGGCTAATGTGGAATCCTTTCCGGAGAAAACAGGGAAATGAAAAAGCCCTGCAGCAGCCTGCCAGTCGCGGAGGCTGGAACCCGTTATACAGCTCTATACATGAGCCGTTTGCTGGGGCATGGCAGCGTAACCTTGAGGTCAGTCAGGATACCGTTCTTTCTTATTATGCTGTCTTTGCCTGCATATCGCTGATTGCGAGTGATATTGCCAAAATGCCGCCACGGCTGATGCGGCGCGACTCAAAGGGAGTCATGCAGGAGGTAAAATCAGGGGACATTCCGGCGTTGTACAAAAGGCCGAATGCCTTTCAGAACCGAATCCAGTTCTTCGAGAACTGGCTGAACTCCAAACTGTGTCACGGAAATACGGTGGCGTTAAAAATCCGCAATAACGCCGGAAACATTAGTGAACTCAGGCTGCTTGACTGGCGCAAGGTTACGCCGCTGGTGGCGGATGATGGCTCTGTCTTCTATCAGATAAATCCTGATAACATGACCGGTATTGAATCGTCAGTTACTGTCCCGGCGCGGGAGGTGATTCACGATCGCTTCAACTGCCTCTTTCATCCTCTCATCGGTTTGTCTCCCATTTACGCAGCTGGGTTGGCGGCAATGCAGGGCCACCATATTCAGGAAAACTCCGCCTTTTTTTTCCGTAACGGTGGAAAGCCCAGCGGTGTTATTGAGGTGCCTGGTTACCTCACTGAAGAAAACGCCAGAACAATAAAGGAAAACTGGGACTCAGGATATTCTGGCAAGAATGCCGGCAAGACAGCCATTCTAAGTAACGGGGCTAAGTACAATCCCACAACAGTATCTGCTGCTGATGCACAGACTGTCGAACAACTGAGTATGACGGCTCAGATCATATGTTCTGTGTTTCACGTCCCGGCCTATAAAGTGGGTGTTGGTGAACTCCCCACTCACGACAATATCGAAGCGCAGGATCAGCAATATTATTCTCAGTGCCTTCAGTCGCTCATTGAGTCGATAGAATTGCTGCTGGATGAAGCCTTTGATCTTGATGGCGAAACGGGCACGGAGTTTGATGTTAATGCTCTGCTGCGTATGGATAGTGAGCGCCGTATCAAGTCTCTTGGCGAAGGTGTAAAAAATACCATCCTGACACCAAATGAGGCGCGCAGGAGTGAAAATCTTCCTCCTTTACCCGGCGGTGATGCGCTGTATCTTCAGCAACAAAACTACAGCCTTGAAGCGCTGGCACGGCGTGATGCTTCTGATGATCCATTTGCCAAATCTGGTGCCAGCAGCGTCACGGCGCCAGAGGAATCGGGCGGGAAAGCCATGTCTGAATCTGAACTGACGGCGGCAAAAGCGATGCTGCGAGGATTGTTAGCTAAATGAATGAACGTGAACTCTCCCTTATCAGGGCTCTTGGAGAGGAGTTCTCCGAGGCGCTAAGCGAACTACGTGAATCTTTCAGAAAAAGTCTGGGCGACCACGTAAAGGCAACAGAAGAAAAGTTGGCAGCGCTCACCAAGGAAGTTTCGACCCTGAAGAATACCACGGCACCTGACTTTACAGCACAACTGGCTGATGCAGTGGCATCCCTCCCGGCTCCGAAAATTCCTGAATTACCGGATATCGGCGCTATGGTCAGCGAGGCGGTCGCCGCGTTGCCGCCGGCGCAGGATGGCAAGAGCGTGACGCCGGAAGACGTGCGGCCATTGCTGCAGGAGTTAGTCACCGCAGCGGTTGGTGAAATTCCGGTCCCGCGTGACGGCAAAGACTACGATCCGGCAGTACTGAAACAGGCGGTGGACGATGCGGTCGCCGCGTTGCCGCCGGCGCAGGATGGCAAGAGCGTGACGCCGGAAGACGTGCGGCCGTTGCTGCAGGAGTTAGTTACCGCGGCGGTTAGTGAAATTCCGGTCCCGCGTGACGGCAAAGACTACGATCCGGCAGTGCTGAAGCAGGCGGTGGACGATGCGGTCGCCGCGTTACCGCCGGCGCAGGACGGACGGGATGCCTTACAACTGGAAATACAGCCTTTCATTGATGAAGGAAAGAGCTATACGCGCGGCTATTATGCCACCCACAACGGAGGCCTCTGGCGTGCTTACGAGAAAACCCATGGTATGCGTGGCTGGGAATGCATCGTCGATGGCGTATCAGATGTTGATATAAGCATGAATGGTCAACGAAATTTCATTGTCACCGTCAACCGTGCAAGCGGTGCCAGTGAGAAAAAATCTTTTGATATACCGACTATGGTGTACCGCGGCGTATTCAAATCGGGCGATGAGTACCTGCCTGGCGATACGGTTACATGGGGCGGTTCACTCTGGCACTGTGACGAACAGACGCAGGATAAGCCGGGTGAAACTGGCTCTAAAGGCTGGACTCTGGCCGTCAAGCGCGGGCGGGATGGGAGGGGTAAAGTATGATTGAGCTTGTAACTTTACCCCAAGCAAAAGAGCATTTGCGCATTGACGATGACGCAGGTGATGGCGATCTGCTCCTGAAAATCCAGTCAGGCAGTGCAGCTTTGCTTTCCTACATCCAGGGGAGCCGCGAACTGGTTGTAAGCAGCGATGGGAATCTGATTGAGGGGGAGCCGCTTAAACGTGTGCAGGGTGCGCTTCTAATTCTTCTCGGTTACCTCGATCGCAACCGCAACGGAGAAGAGGAAGAAAAACTTCAGCAGGGTGAGCTTCCCTTCTCAGTAACGATGCTGATTTACGATCTGCGTCGGCCAACCATTTTCTAACGAGGACATTATGGCCTGTTCAGGTTGCGCCAGGCGGCGCGAGTGGATTAAAAAGTGGACGAAAATTGCCTATGAACGAGCAACAGGTAAGCGCGCTGATCGCAGCGTTGAAAGAGCAGACAGCAGCACAGAGAGAGCAAACGGCAGCGATAAACCGTCTGGCTGAATCAAATAACGCTTTGAGGGACGTCATTATCCAGTCGCTGGCCGCAGATGAAGATATTGAAATTACTACATTGGGGGACGAGCGCCCCGTTTACTTGAGTCAAAAAACGAGGGGGTAATATGCAGGCCGGCAAACTCCGACATCGTGTTATTCCCCAGAAATCCGTCTCGGTGCAGGATCCATTGACCGGAGAGGTAGTGAAAAATTGGGTTAACCTTGTTCAGTCAACTGCAGATAATGGGATTTGGGCTGAAGTATATCCCCTTTCCGCCAGGGAATTTACATCGGCACAGGCAACCCAGAACGAGATTACTACCAGGATCACAATCCGTCAGCGAAACGATATTACTCCTAAATGCCGCATTTTATATCGAGGGAAGATTTTCAACATTGAGGGGGTACTTCCCGATCCTGATAGCGGTCTGGAGTATTTAACGTTGCCCTGCTCGGAGGGGGTAAACGATGGCTGACGGGGTTGAGTTTAAGCTGACCGGGGTTGATGAGTTACTGGGTAAGCTTGAGTCAATCACCGATGATATGAAGCGTAAGGGCGGGCGAGCAGCGTTAAGAAAAGCGGCAAACATAATTGCTAACAGGGCAAAGGCTAATGCAAGCCGGCTCGATGATCCTGCAACAGGCCGAAGCATAGCAGATAACATTGCAGTGCGCTGGAATGGCCGCGAGTTTAAGCGTAACGGGAACCTTGCATTCAGAATTGGGGTTTTGCATGGAGCAGTGCTGAAAAAGCATCCCGATAAAGCTAAAAATGCCCCTACACCTCACTGGCGCCTGCTGGAATTTGGAACGGAAAAGATGCGAGCTGAACCTTTCATGCGGCCGGCAGCTGAATCCAGCGCAGAAGACGCAACGAGAACTTTCGTTGAAGAATATGGAAAGGCTATCGATCGAGCGATAACCAGAGCGGCTAAGAAGGGGAGAAGTGGATGATCGCACCAATATTTGCTGTTTGCGCGGCCAGCCAGGCTGTCAGGGATTTGTTAGGCTCTCCCGTGCGACTTTATCCGTTCGGTCTGCAGGATGACAATATCGTTTATCCCTACGCGCTGTGGCAGAACATCAGCGGAGTACCGGAAAACTATCTGGACAGGCGCCCCGATGTCGATAGCTATACGCTACAGGTGGACGTTTATTCGGACACTGTGACATCAGCTCAGGAGGTTGCAAAAGCGTTGCGTGATGCTATCGAACCAAATGCCTATATCACCCGCTGGGGGTCACAAAGCCGCGACCCTGAAACAAAACGCTTCCGCTATTCATTCGACGTTGACTGGATAGTTAAACGCTAATCACCTAACTCAACAAACCTTCCTAACGCCGGCCATGTGCCGGTTTTTTATTTTGGAGAGAACTATGTCTGTGTTAACGCAGGGTACCCAGCTGTACGCGCTAATCCGCGGTGTTATTCATGAGATCGAATGCATAACTAACTTTAATCCCGGTGCGAACCCGGCAGATCAAATTGAAGATACATGCCTTAGCGAGCGTAATAGCCGGACGTATAAAAAAGGGCTTCGCACTCCCGGGCAGGCTTCAGTAACAATTAATGCCGATCCAGTGAATGACTCGCATTATCTGATGTGGCAACTGGCGGAGCTGGATGAATACCAGGATGAACTGATCCACTGGGCTATTGGTTGGTCTGATGGTGAATCGGTGCCTACAGTCTCTGCTGGTGAGATGGTTCTGCCAACTGACCGTACCTGGTATACCTTCCGCGCGTATGTTAGCGATTTTCCATTCGACTTCCAGGGTAATACCGTGGTGTCTACCGCAGCCGCGATGCAGCGTAGCGGCCCAGGCCTCTGGGTACGTAAAGTCCAGCCAGGCAGTTAAGACCAGATACCCCGGCCGAATCCGGGGTTTTGCTCCACAGCATTTCACCGCGCACTCACCGCGCATACCAACCCCGAGACCATTCACAAAAGCGACCTCTGAGAACGCCATCGCAGCATGGTGCGCTCGGGTATGGCCGTTCTGGTGAGCAGAGGTCTCTTTTTTGAAAGGTACTCACCATGCAATATCCAACCGTATCAGTAAACGGCGTCTCCGTTCGTGTTGACGACGAAGGTCGCTACAGCCTCAATGATCTCCATGCAGCTGCCGTGGCAAATGGGGAAGCTACAGAGTCCCAGCGCCCAAGCGTATTCCTCAGAAGCGCCCAAATAAAACGCTTCATTAAGGCGCTTCAATCCAAAGCACTAAAAAGTGCTTCGGAACAAAATCAACAGCTTAAGGTGATAAAAGGTGGCTCTGAATCAGGAGCGTGGGGCGTCGAACTGCTTGCCATTCGCTATGCAGCATGGATTAAGCCCGAGTTTGAAATAAAGGTGTATGAGGTATTTCGAACCGTTGTACGCATGGGGATCGGCGCTATGTCCCGCCTGAACAAAATCGATCATATCATCAACACAGAAACGAAGGCTATCAGTCAGTGTGCAAGTCAGATGGCGAAATGGGGGGTTGGCGGTCGCAAGCGGCTACTTCACGCGGCACGGGAGCGGGCCGCTGATGAAGTACAGCTCTATTTGCCTGGTATCGCATAAGTTTGGAATAGCCCACCCGCGTGGGCTTTCATTAAAAGGAGACAACATGCAACTCACGCTTGATACTTTGAAAGAAACCGGTGCTTTTACCGGGCGTCCCGTAGAGAAAGAAATTAAGTGGAAAGGCCGTGACGGGAAAGAGCATATCGCAACCGTCTATGTGCGCCCGATGGGATACCACACCACTAAAGCTGAACTGCTGGCGTACAACGGGAAATCGGACCCGATTGCTGAGCGCATTGCGGCGCATATTTGCGATCAAGATGGTGCTGCGGTGTTTACCGCGGCTGACATTCTTGGGACCGCTACCCCGGAGCGTGGGGCGCTGGACGGCCCGATCGTTATGGCCCTTCTGGCTGCAATTCATGATGTAAACGAACTGGGAAAGACTACGAGCTAACCGGCGAGGATGAATTCTGGTGCGAACTGGTGATGAACGGCATCGGTGGCCGCACCATCGCAGAGGCTCAGGAGCGGATGAGTCGCAGGGAATTTCTGGTTTGGCTCAAGTACCGTGAGAAGTACGGACCGCTCAATATCATGATGCGTACCGAGTGGGGGGCTTCGCTGGTGGCATCTGTCCTAGCTAACATCAATAAGGCAAAGAACACGCCGCCGTTCAAGGTAAGTGACTTTGCACCGCACATCAACGAAGCGCCATTACCTCTGGAAGAAGCTATGAAAAGTTGGCATTGATATCATTTATTTGGTTATATTCTCTCTGGAATAATTATATTGATACCGAGGGGATTATGATAAAGAAAGCAGCGGTTGTTTTTACTGTAATGCTATTAGGTGGCTGCGTTAGTGCGCCAGATAAGGCGGAGCTAAGCCGTGCCGATTATGGGAAGTTACCTGATAATTATCAGGAAATAATTAAAGGTAGTATGTCGGCTCGCCTTAAGGACCCTTATTCTGCACGATATGATTTCAATGAACCTTTCAAAGGTTGGTGCAAGTCAGGATTTACAACTTATTACGGATGGTTAGTTCCTTTTACTCTTAACGCTAAAAATAGTTATGGCGGTTATGTAGGTAATAAGTCATACCTTTATTTGGTGAATAAAAATAATGCTATTGACTATACGGCCTCCTTCCAGGTGGGAGGGTGCGGAAAAAGTTAGATTTAGTAAATTAAAATAAACCTCGCTCCTGCGGGGTTTTTTTATTGCCTGGAGAAAAATAAATGGCTGGCAAGTCCCTTGGTACTTTAACAATTGATCTAATAGCAAAGGTCGGCGGATTTGTTCAAGGAATGGATAAAGCTGAAAGGGCATCCCAAAAATGGCGTGACCAGGTTAAAAAAGACGCCAAGGAAATAAGCACCTCAATTATTGCTATTGGAGCAGCTGCGGCAACTGCCGCCGTCGGGATTGGCGCTGCTGGGCTGGCAATTGTAAAAAATACAGCGCAGCAAGTGACCGAGGCAGATCGCTGGGCTAAGTCATTAAAAATGTCCACCCAGGACTTGCTATCCTGGCAATACGCAGCTGAACAGGCAGGTTTAACCGGCGATAACATAGCCGATATTTTCAAAGACATTAATGATAAAGTCGGCGATGCGGTCCTGAACAAATCAGGTGAGGCTGCGCAGGCTTTGGACACGCTCGGGCTTTCAGCTCAGAAGCTGGCCCAGCAATCCCCTGATAAACAGTTGCTGGCTATTAGTTCGGCATTACAGAAAATACCCACTCAGGCTGGGAAAACCAACATCCTTGAAAGCTTAGGGAATGACCTGTCAAAAATGCTGCCGTTGTTTGACAACAACAACGAAAAGCTAAAACAGTTTCTTCAGTTATCAAAGGATTTTGGCGTAGCTCCGCCGCAGGAAGATATTGATAACTTAGTTAAAGTTAATCAATTTTTTCAGGATATAGAGACAAGCGCCCGTGGCTTAAAAATGGAAATTGCGTCTGGCCTGGCAAAAGTAGATTTATCACCTCTACAGGACGGGCTTGATAGTATCCATGATGTTTTCACTGACCCTGCTATCCTACAGGGCCTGTCCGACCTGGTAGGTGAGGCGATCAGTTTAGCCGGTGTTGTAGGTCGTATTGCTGGTGGGCTTGGAGCTATTGCTTCTTACACCCGCTCTAGGGTCGGTGCGGTATCAGGGAACTATGATTCAGCTGACGAAAAAGATATTGAGCAGCGCATCGAGTTCCTCAATAAAAGAGGGAATCAAAGTAAAGAACAAAAAGATGAGTTAGATTTTTTAAATAAACGCCTTCAGTTCCTTCGAGCCATCAAATCAAGTTTAACCCCAGAGGAAGTAGAGAAAGGAGCTAATGGGTTAACTTCGCTTCTCTCTGATATGGGAATACAACCACCAAAAGGTGACGATTACAAACTGGGGAAAGGGGAATCAAATCAGAAGGTAACTACAAAAAGCAACCCAACTGAAAATGCTTTTAAAAGCCGCCTTCTTGATTTACAAAAACAAGCTGCTCTCATTGAAACTACTGGCAAAAAAACTGCAGAAGTTACAGAGCTTGAAAAAGTAAATTTTGATATAACAAGTGGTAACCTAAAGAAATTATCAGAAGCGCAAAAAAACCAACTTCGAGATGCGGCTAAGTTCCTAGACTCCAAGAAGGAAGAGTTACGCCTTAATCAGGAAAACGCGAAAGTAGCTGAGTACGTATCAGGCCTTGAAAGACAGAATAAATTAATTAAGCAGGGATATGATAGTGAATTTATTGGGCGTTATTCTGGCGATCGAGAGCGTAGCCGGATGCAAGAGCGCAACAGTATTCAGCAGGAGTATGAGGGGAGTCGCGAGGATTTATTAAAGCAATACCAATCCGGTGATATTTCTAAAAGTCTTTATGACGCTGAAACTGAAGCTTTGCAGGATGCACTGAATAAGAGACTAGAAATTCAAAATGATTATTATAAGCAACAGGATGAATTACAGAATGATTACAGTGCTGGGTTAATTTCTGGTTTTGCTACACAGGCTACTGCTGCGATGGATTTGTACTCCACAATGCAGCAGGTTGGGGCGCAAACATTCAGCAGCATGACCGACATGATTATAGCTTGGGCAGAAACTGGAAAGTTGAACGCTCAAGATTTTGCAGCGACCTTTATACAGTCTGTAGGTGCGGCAATGCTGCAATATGCCGCTGCTCAGGTAGCAATGGCGGCACTTAATGCCTTCACGCAATGGATAGGTGTTCCTTACGTTGGCCCGGCGGTGGCTCCGGCTCAAGCAATTGCAGCAGCTGCAGCAGCTGGCGTATTCATGACGGCGATCGGGTCGGCATTGCACGGCCAGGCTCACGACGGTATCGACTCTGTACCCGAAACAGGAACCTGGCTCCTGCAGAAAGGTGAGCGCGTTACGACTGCTAAAACCAGCGCCAAACTTGATGCCACGCTGGATCGAGTAGCAAACCAGTCAACAGGGGGGACAACCTATGCGCCGAGTATGAGTTTCTATGTCAACGGCGATCCCTCTGATGCTCAAATTGCCATGATGAAGAAAGCTGCATCCGATGGTGCTCAGATGGGGTATCAAAAAGCTGTTCAGTCTATTGCTACCGGTCAGGGTGATTTACATAAGGCTCTGATGGGGAAAACTACCTCGGGGAGGAAAATTAGCTGATGGCAATTTCAACTAATCTCAATTACCCGAAGGATTATCTCCCTTGCCCATTGAAGGAGAACTTTGGTCTTAAAGCGACTTCTCCGCTAAAAAGTACCGCGATGGTTACCGGCAGGCGGCGACAAAGGCGAGCTTATACTTCGGTTCCTACTCAAACGCCAGTTTCATGGATCTTTACTGATGGTCAGGCACAGCTTTTCGAAGCCTGGTACAGAGACATCATTACCGATGGGGCTGACTGGTTCAACATGCCGCTCCTTACCCCTTTAGGTGCGCAAGATTATGTCTGTAGGTTTGTCGATATATACGAGGGACCGACACCAGAGGGTGGTAAATACTGGCGATATATTGCAACGCTGGAATTATGGGAGCGTCCGATCCTTCCGCCTGGCTGGGCCGAGTTCCCTGACTTCATTGTGAACAGCGATATTCTTGATCTTGCAGTTAACAGGGAGTGGCCAAAGGCTTGATTAAAACCGTTTCACCTTCATAATAACCTGTGTCGATTTGTGGGAAAGTCCTTCATGCCGCTCCGTAGCCGGAGCGTGAAATAAAGTGAGGAATAGCGATCCTGCCGGTGAGGGTACACCCACATTCGACACCAATTTTTAAGGCCACCTTCGGGTGGCCTTTTTTATTGGGTAAAAATCATGACAAGACTTAACAGGCTCTATGCCAGCAGCGGGCCGGAGGTGATCATTGAAACGCTGCAGATCACCGTTGGCTCAGATGTTCACTACCTGTGCCAGGGGTATGAGGATATTACGGCGACGACAGAGAGCGGCGATACCGTAACGTTTACCGCCTGCGCGATTGACATTGCGTTGCCGGCGCGCAACGCGGACGGTACGCAAGATTTGAAATTCGCCCTGTGCAATGTAGATGGTGTTGTGTCCACGACGATCCGCAATGCCCTGGCTAACAGGTTGTCTGCATCGCTGACATACCGCAGTTTTATCTCCACGGATTTAGCCGCGCCTGCGGCGGTACCGTATACGCTGAAAATCAAGTCGGGTTACTGGACGGCAACAGAGGTTCAGATCACTGCGGGCTATATGAATGTCCTTGATATGGCCTGGCCGCGTTACCGCTACACGCTCCCAGTCTTCCCTGGACTGCGTTACATCAGCTAAGGAGTCGAAATGAAAAAATACAGAACAGGAAACCCAATTTTAAATCTTTCACGCAGCCTTCAGGATGGCATTAACGGAGACTGCGATCCACAAATCAAGATAATTAGGCGCAATAGCGAGACAGCACAACCTCATTCCCGCATGCGGATCCTTATCGAATTAGATGGCAAGGTTGTCTGGGCAGTTCCCGATGAAAACAGCGCCGGAACGACAGTAAGTTGTCGTGAGTTTTTCGAAGATGGCACAATAGAAAAAATCATTTCCGCTCTGAACTGGGCTGAACGAGCAGCCATAGCAAGCAGGAAATTCTACCGGAATAACGATGGGGCATTTTTCGAAGAAATTCCGGCAGAAAATATCACTTACGCTTCGAAATGACTTTTACCATTTGCCTTGCATCGGCAGGATCGTCACATCCGAACATCACTATGTGCCATAAATTCGCGGCTATTCATCAAATAGATATTTGTTTTAAACCTGAAGGAAATTTCTACTGTGTCGCCCTGATACAGGTAGACGGATAGATGTTTGTATTTCATTTTCAGTCCTTTTAATCAGCCCTCTTTGCTCGCTATGTCCGCACATAGCGACAGAGTACCCAACATAACCAGGCTCTGACCATTTAAACATCCTGATTTTTAACCAGTGATTCTGACTGGAGATTAACTATGTTCATCCCTGATAAATACCGTTCAGTCACCTGGCTGAAGGGCGGTCGCGTATATCCGCAGCTCGACTGCTTCGGCATTGTGAACGAGATACGCCGGGATTTTGGCTTGCCTCTCTGGCCTGATTTTGCCGGGGTCACGAAAGACGACGGCGGCCTCGACCGGGAGGCGCGTCAAATGATGCTTACCCTGGAGCGCTGCGACCCCTGCGAAGGGGCTGGTGTGGCCTGCTATTCCGGCTCAGCCGTCACCCATGTGGGGATTGTCGTCAGTATTGATGGCCTGTTGCATGTGGCGGAATGCAATCCAGGTTCTAACGTAACGTTTCTGCCGTTAGCGCGGTTTAAGCGTCGATTTGTCAAAGTGGAGTTCTGGCAATGACCATTCGTTTTTACCCGTCCCGGCTTCCCGGTGAACCTCTCGAAACGCATGAGCATGGCGTAACCAGCCTTCGTAACTGGCTGGCGGTGAATGTTGAAGGTTACGAGGATCGAGATGCACCGCCGCTAACCATTGAGGTTGACGGTCTGTCCATTCCGCCAGGCGAGTGGGCTACTTGCGTGATCCACCCTGAAAGTGATGTCCGGCTTTATCCGGTGCCCTTCGGGCTGGAGGCCGCCACCATCGCGTGGATAGGTGTCGGTATCTCCGTTGCTGCAGCAGCTTATTCGCTGTTTATGATGAGCAGTATCGATACGGGGGGCTATACATCATCCACAGGGCGCAGTCTCGACCTGAACCCGGCGAAGGCAAATACCGCAAAGCTGGGTGATCCGATTCGCGAGGTGTTTGGCCGGGTGCGTATCTACCCTGATTATGTGGTCCAGCCTGTGACCCGGTTCGACGCTGCTGATCCTACGAAAATGCGCGTCCAGATGCTGCTGTGTCTCGGTGTCGGTGAACTGATTTATACCAATGGTGATATCCGGGTTGGCAGTACGCCAGCTTCAACGCTGCCGGGATTCAGCATCACCTATTTTCCGCCCGGCGCGGATGTTTCCGGCGATGAGCGCAGCGAGAACTGGTTCAACTCGACAGAGGTCGGTGGAACATCAAGCGGAACAGGGCTGGATATGGCCCAGACCTCACCTGATTCCGACGATATTATCGCTGACAGCATGACGGTTTCTGGTGCATCCGTAACGTTTACAGGTCTTGATACAGATGATGGCGACGATGACGACGAGGATGATAATTCTCTCCCGGACAGCTGGGTAACGGGGACCATAGTAGAAATTAAGGCGCCGACAAATTATCTGATCTCCACCTCTTCTGGTTACAGTGTCTTTGCCAGCTCGTTGCTTACCGAACTTGCTCCCGTAGCGGGTATGCCGGTGACGCTGAGTTTCAACAGTGTCAATTATGACCTCGTCATTGCGTCCTATACCCCGGGTCAGGATGCGGTGCCTGGCGAGGGTGGCAGTACGGCAAAAATTCAGGCCAGTGCGGCTCCCGTCACCTACGATTTTTCGACCAGTTCCAGTACGTTCATGATCACATGGCAGGGCACCACCTATACGGTGTCGCTGGTAGCGAACTACATCTCGATGTCGGGACTGCTGGCGGCTATCACTGAGGGGCTCACTGGCTCCGGCCTGGTCGCGCGGGACAACGGCGGTACCGTACTGATAACCGAGGCGGCCAGTCCTTACGTGGGTGGGGCAATCACATCTTCCTCGCTGCCTGCAGCCGTTTTCGGTGATGCCCCGGTTTACACCTCCGGCACGGCATCAACCGGCGGTAGCCCGGCGGTAACGGCAAACGTGACGCTTGCGTATAACAGCACTACGGGAACCGCATTCTCGGGCATGCCTGAAGGTGTGCAACGGCTTTCACTTGCTCACCGCGGGAATGAGTACCAGATCGTCTCTGCCGACGGCACAACGGCAACAGTGGCGCGCCTGGTTAATGGGTCCGTTGATGAGTCGTGGCCGGGATTCACCGCCAGGACGATGATCGACTATGAGGCCACTGGTCTTAACGACACGCTGAGCTGGCTGGGGCCGTTCCTGGTTTGCCCTGAAAATGAGACCGTCGATATGTTCGAGGTGAATTTCTCTTTCCCGAACGGTATTTGCGGCTTTGACAGTAAGGGCAAAAAACGGATTCGCCACGTTGAGTGGGAGATACAGTATCGCGTCTACGGTTCTGGATCGGGGTGGGTGAGTCACCAGGGCGAGTACGCGCTGAAAAACATCAACGGGTTAGGTTTCACTGAGCGGATCACCCTCAGTTCTCCGGGGCTGGTGGAAGTTCGCTGTCGTCGGCGCAATGAGCAGGGCTCAAACAACGCCAGGGATTCGATGTACTGGCAGGCACTGCGTGGGCGACTGCTGACACGTCCTTCATCCTATCCCGATGTGTCGCTGATGGCGGTGACCGTTGAGACGGGCGGGAAGCTGGCGGCTCAGTCGGACCGCCGCGTAAACGTTGTGGCCACGCGGGCCTATGACTCAGGAACGGCCAGAACCATTTCGGGGGCGCTGCTGCATGTCGGGAACTCGCTGGGGCTGGAGATGGACGTCGATACCATTACTGCGCTGGAATCCGCGTACTGGACGCCACAGGGCGAAAATTTCGATTTCGCCACCGGCGACAGTATCTCGGCGCTGGAAATGCTGCAGATGATAGCCAGTGCCGGAAAATCCCGCTTCCTGTTAAGCGATGGCCTTGCAACGGTCAACCGCGAGGGGATTAAGCCCTGGACGGGGATCATAACGCCGCATGAGATGGTGGAGGAGCTGCAGAGCGGATTTACCGTGCCGTCCGACGATGATTTTGATGGCGTAGACGTGACGTACATCAACGGCGTCACCTGGGCAGAGGAGACCGTTAAATGCCGGACACCCGACAATCCCACGCCGGTTAAAATCGAGAATTACAAACTCGATGGGGTACTGAATCAGGATCACGCCTACCAGATCGGCATGCGTCGCCTGATGAAATACCTGCAGCAGCGGGTGACGTTCCAGACCACTACCGAGCTGGACGCGCTGTGCTACAACACGGGCGATCGCATTGTGCTCACGGATGATATTCCGGGGAACAACACGATTTCCTGTCTGGTGGAGGCGATGACAACGGCGGGTGGCGTGACAACGTTCACCGTTACGGAGCCGCTGGACTGGTCTTTCGAAAATCCCCGCGCGCTGCTCCGCTACCAGGATGGCTCTGCATCCGGTCTGATGGTAGCCACGAGGGTAGGGGATTATCAGTTGTCCGTTCCCCATCTGAGTGATTTTGATGACCCATTGAAGATTGACCAGACTTCACCAGCCATTGAGCCAGTCCGTCTGGTGTTCTGCGGCTCAACGCGTCATGTCTATGACGCCATTGTTGAGGAGATTGCCCCACAATCAGACGGGACGTGTCAGGTTACCGCCAAAGAGTACCGCGCGTCCTTCTATGACTACGACAACGCCAGTTATCCCGGCGACATTGCATAAAACAGAAATAACTCTCAACAACCCGCTTCGGCGGGTTTTTTGTTATAGGGCGACTATGAGCACATATAAAACGAAAAATCCTTTAGGTTCCGCCGCCGTAAAGGACCTGTACGATAACGCTGAAAACGTGGATAAATTCGTTAACGACAGGACAAAAGAGGAGTTAGAGGACCGGTTAGGTGTGCTTCGCAAAACCTGGCACGGCATGGAGATGATCTTCAGCCGCTTTATCGACTACATCACTGGTCGCGGCGAGCAGGCAGTTGCAGCTATCGGCTGGCAGGAGCTTGGCAACTGGGCTGTTGGTCTGGCTGTGGATAATCGCCAGCAAATCGTCTACTACAATGGCTCCTGGTACAAATACCTTGGCGAGCTTGAGCACGTCATTGCCGGGGATTCTCCTGAGAACGATGGCGGTGTATGGTCGGCTGCAAACCCCACAGGGAAATGGTCGAACATCGGTGACGCGGCTCTTCGCTCAAACCTGGGTTCAGGCGAAGGGCTTCTTTACATAGGAAGCGTCCCTACCATTGCCCATTTATCCACGATTTCTCCCGCGGTGGCAGGCCAGCGTATTCAGGTAACTGAATTTGCCTATGGCTATATCGTGGGTGGGGGGAACTTCATCGTTCAGCACGCGGCAGACTTCATTGCTGATGGGGGTAAGGTTGTAGCTTCCGGTATTGCTGGGCTGGTATTCGTCAGGGAAGAGTATTATGCCAGCAGAATAGTCAGGCCTGAATGGTACGGTTGTCGCGGACGTGGGCCATCAATACCAGATACGATACCTTTTGCTGCAATGTTATCCCATTTGAATGATGGCGATTATATTAAGTTAACGCCAAACGCGAAACATTATAATAGTTTTCCAAATAACTCGCAGGCACTGGATGGATGGGTAATAACCGCTGATAACATCACATTAGATGGTGATGGGGCTACTCTTTCCCGAGCCACCCCCTCAGCTGCAAGCTATTCAGGGTTTACTACACTGAAACTTACCGGTGATGAAATTTCACTGAAAGGCAAACTTCTTATCACATCGGATGACCCAACTAATAAACCGTTGTATGCGTACCAGAGCGCAACAAAAATTGACTCAAGGGAAATTTTCACATCCCCTCTGGCAAATACATTAGGCCTATGGGCGTCTGGGGTTGATGGGCTTTATGTTGGTAAGGCGGTAACCCTGGAAAGAGCCGTTTTCCCTTTCTTTGCCAATAACGGTACAAAGAATATGAAAGTATTCTGTACCGCCAAAAAATCCGGGCAGATTTACCCGCAACCAACGTCAGTAAGTTCAGATTTAGCGCTGGGGAGTACTTTTAAACTGGATGCGTGTTCCGATTTTATCATGGAGGTTATCGCTAACGATTCAGCATACGCAGGCATTGAGGCTGAGAGCAACAATATCCATGGCACCATAACACTGGTAACCAATAAGGCATACCATGCCGGACTCCATTTATGGAGATGTAAGAATATTAGCTACAAAGTTTCCGCAACGGATATCGTTGAGGGTGGTGGCGTTATTACAGGGTATGGTTGCGAGGCATGTAGCGGGGACGTAACTACATATAACGCGCAATATGTAGCGGCATTTATTGGGAATTCAGCAGAAAACCCGGTCATTGGCTGTAACGTTGATGGCTCCGGTTTCAGCGTAACCCAGGGCGCCCTGTTTTATGCTACCGCAGCAAACAACGCCTATATCCAGCACTGCCGGATTAATATTACCGCGATTCATGGTGATTATTTCTCAACAGGCGCAGCGCGACAATCCGGGCTGAGACTTAATGGGGGACAGCACAACCGGATTACTGCCGACCTGAAGGGGTTCGACTACATTCTGTCTCTGGGGATGTGGGCCAACAACCACGTTGAATTTACGTATGACGCATTCAACGTGGCATTCTCCTACTCAGACCAGCGGTCTTATGACAATACTTACATCTACACGGACCCGAACGGATTTGAGTACAGGCTTCACGGTAAAGGAACCGTATACGAGTACCGTTCAGATGCGACTTCGGCTGCGGTGCTCGGGAAAAAAGCCCTGACCCGTGCAGAAACTGGCGCAGTCACGCTCTCTCTGCCCAATCTCCCCACAGCATCAGGTGCGACAGGTGGTATCTACCGCGACCCTAATACAAACACGTTAAAAATTAATCCATGAGGTATGATATGGACGAAGAATTAAACAACCTGTTTAGCAACAGAGCAGTAGTAGCACAGGCGTTATCTGACGCGCAGGAAATGGCAATTCAGACTGATGATGGAAACGGAAATACGCTTACCCTGGAAGAGCAAATAGCACTTGCACAATCGCATGAATAATATACCCGCCAGTGATGAGCTGGCGGTATTTTCTGCTGATTGTTAATCGCATTTAATCATATCTGTAATTTATTGGCGCCCAGAACAATGAACAACAAAAGTACTGATAATGCCATTAGTCAAATCAATGAGCTCTTCCAGCGCTTTGAGAATGGGCTCTCCGCTAAGAGGCTGCCCATCAGCGAACGTTATATCAATTATCGCGTTGAATTGCTGGCCGAGCTTGTAATTCGCTGCGGCGGGAGCTCTTATAAGCAGCTGGCCGTCTTTAATAGGGCTGATTCGAACTTTTTCGCACAGCTGAGACTCGAGTCCTTGGACGCCAGTAAATCTGACGTTATTCAACCCGGCATAGGTTGCGACAGGAATAAGAGCAAGATGCTTATCAGCTATATCAAGGTCATGGATGGCTCTGAGAGATTTATTCCCACCAGTGTAAGGTTTCATCGCCCGTATAATGGAAACGATATCCTGCCCAGCCCTTCCTATCTTTCTCTTAACAATAGCTGCCTCAAGTTCACCGGGCCCGGAGGCGAACGGGAAATAGACGCCATTGGTATTGCCTCCCGCTCTCCTGACAAGGTCGCACGCCAGCAAATCAAGGGCAGCCCGCAGGTTATGGATGACGTCTCCGATGTAGCAGGATATGTTTTCGGGGATTTCTTCTTTAACTCGGATAACGAAGTCGTACTGAAACGCATTTCCCTCAACAACCACTTTGAATGGATTTTTCCGTGTAAAAGAGACGATCTCATTATTGAGGTCACGGATGTGGCGTTTCGCTCTCTCGATTTTTAATTTTGGTGCGGCAAAAATTTCCATATGTCACCCACTGGCATTGCCCCATTGGCTGTACCAGCCTGGAGCAGTTATGAATCTTCGTCAATGACCCCCAAGCACTGAGATGATGGATTGTGATAAATATCCTGATTAGCAATGATAAAGCTTAGAGCGCCCTGGCAGAGATGGAACGCGAGCTGATAGTGGAGCGTACCCGAGCCGGTTTAGCCGCAGCGAGGGAGCAGGGGAGAGTCGGCGGCCGCCGCCGGATAATGACTGAAGAAGTGGTGGAGAGATGTCGCAGAATGCTGGAGAACGGCGCAACCCGGCACCAGATCGCAGATGTGATAGGGGTGGGAGTGAAGACGATCTACAAATACTTTCCTGCTGCCGTCCGTGATCAAGGATTCCTGCCCTTCCCGTGATATGTAACATTTGAGATAATAAGTTATTTCAGTTTTGAAAACAGTTTGGTTTGTTCGTGAACGGTAAGAAAACAATAAGTTTTGAGCAATTTTTAACTATTAACAGCAATCTTGTTTCCATCTCAGATACATGGGCTGACTTGTGGGCGTTAATTTTTCACACGGGTTTAAGCGCTGGAAGGCTGCTGAGTATTCGATATGATGATATTGATGGTGACTTGATACTGATACGAAAACAGGGTCACCTGAAGGAGCTACGTGTTAAATCAACCCCTCCAGTGGAGGCGATGATTGCTCGTAGAAGAGAACGCTATCCAGAAGATGTTTATTTATTTCAGAGTCATTCTAACCGTGTGAAGTACCATCGCCGGCCGGTCACTATAATTGCTTTCAACGCCGCTTTACGTCGCGCCGCTAGATCATTACCAGACGTTAACGTAAGCAGTAGTAGCGCGAGAAACATACCGGACTAAGCGCCCGTCCAGTAGCGTGTGGCCGATGTGACAGGCGTGGGAGTGAAGACGATTTACAAATATTTGCCAGTACAATACGGCGATAAAAAATCCCCTTGAGCAGGCACACTCAAGGGGAAAATACTACATAACATCATTGCTGTGTGCGTCTTTGCGCTCATCTATCTTCCAAGAAGATGCCTAAAGCTTCCAGATATTTCTGGTCTGAGCAGTTAAAACATTGGGTCGGTAGCCGATGTAATAGGAGGGGGTGAAGACGATTTATAAATATTTTCCAGCCGGTTAAGTTTGCTCACCTGCGAACCGTATGCAAGAGATCGCAGGTGAGCAATTTGCTATGAAGGCATTGCCATAGCTGAAAAATTTTAACCTCGCATTGTTCGCAAAACCATCAAACAGCTAAGGCCTGAAAACACTTTCAGACTAACCTTACTCGTTACATCAATGTGTTACGGCAATGACAAAAATTGATAGCCAGAACCTATATTGATCTGTCGTCCTGTTAAAACTACTGTATATAAAAACAGTATTAATCTGAGCGAGTCAATTATGCAGTTTTACACGCCCGTTGAGTTACGTGAGATCATGCTGATCCCGTTGTACAGTGACCTTGTGCAATGTGGTTTTCCAAGCCCTGCACAGGATTACGTTGAGCAACGCATCGATCTGAACGAGTTGCTCGTTAACCACCCCAGTGCGACGTATTTTGTCAAAGCCGCCGGCGACAGCATGAAGGATGCCGGCATAGGAGAAGGTGATCTTCTTGTTGTGGATAGCTCAAGGACAGCAGTTCATGGCGATATCGTTATCGCTGCAGTGGATGGGGAATTCACCGTTAAGAAGCTGCAGCTGCATCCGCGGGTTCAGCTTAACCCAATGAACCCTGCATATTCGCCGATAGTCGTCGGTAGTGAGGACACTCTCGACGTGTTCGGGGTGGTTACGTACATCATCAAATCAGCTGGCTGAGATGTTTGCACTTTGCGATGTGAACTCATTTTACGCATCCTGCGAAACTGTTTTCCGTCCTGACCTGAAGGGGCGTCCGGTGGTCGTTCTGTCAAACAACGACGGCTGTGTGATCGCCCGCTCGCAAGAGGCGAAGCCCTTCGTCAAAATGGGCGAGCCTTATTTCAAGCAAAAGGACATGTTTCGCCGGCACGGTATTATCGCGTTTAGCAGCAACTATGAGCTTTATGCCGATATGTCAAACCGAGTGATGACAACGCTGGAGGAACTCTCTCCACGCTGCGAAATTTACAGTATTGATGAGGCATTTTGCGATCTGACTGGTGTTCGTAACTGTCGCGATCTTACCGATTTTGGCAGGGAAATTCGCGAGACGGTTCTGCGCAGGACGCACCTCACGGTCGGCGTCGGCATAGCCCAGACTAAAACCCTGGCAAAGCTGGCCAATCACGCGGCGAAACAGTGGCAGCGACAGACCGGAGGAGTGGTGGACCTGTCTAATCTGGAAAGGCAGAGGAAGTTGATGGCTTTGCTTCCGGTGGATGAAGTCTGGGGCGTCGGACGCCGCATCAGTAAAAAACTGGAGGCCATGGGGATTAAAACGGTACTGCAACTGGCGGATACCGATATCCGTTTTATCCGGAAGCATTTTAATGTGGTTCTGGAGCGAACCGTGAGGGAGTTGCGCGGCGAGCCATGCCTCGGGCTGGAGGAGTTCGCGCCGGTAAAGCAGGAAATCGTGTGCAGCCGTTCGTTCGGCGGCCGTATCACGGAATACCATGAGATGAGGCAGGCGATATGCAGCTACGCATCACGTGCAGCGGAGAAACTCCGTGGCGAGCATCAGTATTGTCGGTTCATCTCAGCGTTCGTTAAAACCAGTCCCTTTGCGCTTAACGAGCCATACTACGGAAACAGCGCATCAGTAAAGCTGCTAACTCCAACCCAGGACAGTCGGGACATAATCACCGCGGCGACGAAATGCCTCGATGTAATCTGGCGAGACGGACATCGCTACCAAAAAGCAGGGGTGATGCTTGGGGATTTCTACAGTCATGGCGTAGCGCAGCTCAACCTGTTTGATGACAACGCACCACGGAAGAACAGTGAAAAGCTCATGGAAGTACTCGACCATCTCAATGCGAAAGACGGAAGAGGAACTCTGTATTTTGCAGGGCAGGGTATCCAGACTGCCTGGCAGATGAAGCGTGATATGCTCTCTCCGCGCTACACGACGCGGTTTTCTGATTTACTTAAGGTCAGATAGTAAGAGTAATCTTCCAGAGGCGGAATATTCATTTCCCTAACAATAGCCTGATTAACAATAAATGTTGTTTTATAACAAGGGTGTAGAATTGAAAAGTTATTACGTGCACAAAAATCGAAAAGATGCACATTGCCAACGTCTTCAATTACAACATCGTTCCATGGGTTTACTTTACAACAAAGATTTAGAAAGCTTTTAAACCATCCTTTCCTTTGGAGTTCTGGAGGAAGAGTTACTGTGCAAATGGTTAAGCAATTTCCTGGGTATCTATTAGTGTATGGCCTGAGTAGAACAACTATTTCATTATCGATAATCTCTAAACCGCGCATGAATTCATCAGACTTATCTCCTTTCTGTAAAATTTCTGCAAGCCAACGTTGAATCTGTGATTCAACATTAGGTGACTCAGAATGAATCCATTTAATGATATCTTGGCGCTTCATACTCTTCCCAGTTTTAGTTTTCATGCAATGGAGATATTAGATCAGGACCTTGATTTTTCACGTTGCCTACCGCCCGCGATACTGGATGCCAAGTGAAATGGTCTGCTGACAGAGCGCCATCTGCAATTATGTCCTCTGCCTCTTTCCCGCCAGGATCCTGTCGCATCCATTCTCGCGCTGCTTCCGGCGTCAGGACCAGCGGCCGTCGGTCGTGAATATCAACAAGACCCTTATCAGCCGCTGCGGTTACAATCAAAAATCCCTCTGCTTCATCCCCGCGTTCGAAAGGTACGCTGCCGATAGCAGCCATAAAAATCGGTTGACCATCCTTACGATGGATGAAATAGGGCTGTTTCTTGTCACCTTCCTTTTTCCATTCAAACCAGCCGTCTGCAAAGCAGACCGCTCTACCTTGTTGCCAAAGCGGTTTAAACATCCTGCTGGTGGCTGCGGTCTCCACCCGGGCATTAATCAGCGGTGGTTTATCCCACCACCCTGGCGCGTAACCCCAGTGGATCGGATCGAGGTGCAGCTGTTCGTCTCGTTCGCTCAGGAGCAAAACTTTAGTCCCCGGCGCCACGTTGTAACGCCCAATCGGCTCAGGGTCGTATGCGATGTCGCGCTCGGCTTCATCCGCTAGGTATGCCAGATATTCTTCACGCGTTTGTGATTGAGCAAAGCGTCCGCACATGGTTACCTCCAGTAGTCATTCTGAAAGTATAGAAGACAGAAAATTGAGCTTTTCTTAGGGAGGAAAATAACCCCGGAGTAGTTGTTATTGATGGGGTTTCTCCCCGGTTTCACCCCACTCACTCCCAGCGCAAAAACTCATCTTGAGGACCTGACATCAGGGAGAAAAGAGCCCCTGCCGAGCCAAGAGGACAATTGCCAACCAACTGTATTCGGTGTGATCACGTATATAGTCAATGATGCGCGGTCACGGGAGCTCGACGACAGCTCTGTTAGGTGATTAAAGGGCCATATGCCTCAAAGGATATGACCAAATACTTTACTTTTTGGGTTTTGTCGGTTCACCATCAGCTACAGAATCTGCCTCTGAATCCGTAGACTCCGGCTCAGCGGCATCGCTTTGAATTTCTGTTGGCTGAATGATATTAATTAGCTGGCCTGCAGATACGTGTCCATTCTCTGTGACTTCTAAATAAGAGATCTCGAGAGTAGACTCTGTTGCTACTGCGCTGGAAAACACCAAAAGCTCATCAGTTGAAGTTATATCGGCAGTGGTTTTGATAGTGAAACCTTCACCGTTAGAGGCCCTGATAACTGAAATGCTGATGTCTTGATTGGTAGCCCCTGAGCGAGATATGCCTCGAATATAAAACTCATCCTGACGTGTATTTTTTATCCGTTCAACAGACTGCCGCTGAGTGTATGTATTAAGATGTGCACGATCGATTACTTCATCACCGAGCTTGACTGTTTTGACCTTAGGGTCTTGGGCAATATTTTTCAAAAACTTTTTTCTACCATCTTCACCGTGCGCCAAAACTTCACGGCTGACAGTCGTCTGACCTGTTTTTAAGAGCTCTAAGGTAGACTTTTGCGATTCAAGTACTGCCCCGGTTGCCTCTTTGACTAAAGAGATCTGATCAGAAGATGACTGGCGCTGGGTTTCCCAATATTCATCCGCAACTTTCCAGCCAACTGTGCCGGCGGCAATCACAATAGCAACCAATGCGCAAAGCGCCTGTCTGCCATTCATTTTACCGATTGCTTCTTTGATCACCGAAACTGCCCCATTCACAATTGCATCTGATTGACCATCTGCTTGGCTTGAACCTTCACTTATATGGTAAACAATATCAAGCAAATGTTTGTCTGAGTTTGTTAACTTTTGCCTGTTATGTGTGTCGTGCCGGATGACTGTAAATGCCTTTTGAATCTCATTGGTTAGCTCAGCCATCCCGAACAGCATTGAGGCTGTCAACGAAGAGCTGTATCTCTTCTTGTCCCCTTTCACATTGATGCTGATCGTGGGCCAGCCTTTGAACTCTACGTCAGGGAAACAGAACTCATCAGAGTCTAAATCCTTTCGTCCCATCATTTTTGAGATGAAAGCTTCAAACTCACATTCATTTGTTATTAAAAATTTTTCAACTGCGGCAGTCAT